CCTTAGAACATCTTAAGGAAGTAATGACTGGAGAAGGTAGTAAAAGTCTACGTATGAAATGGGACGGTAATCCTCAAATCTATTGGGGCAGAGAATTTAAAGGAGGTCCTTTAATTTTATCAGGCCACAATGGTTGGAGTAGAGGAGCCAAAACAGATAACGCTAACGACTTAGAAGACTTTATTGCTAACAAAAGCGGCAATCCTAAGAATCCAGAAGAAGCTCGTGCTAGACAAATGTTTGCAAAACAATTTGCAAATCTCTATCCTTTGTTTGACAAAGCTACACCTAAAGATTTTGTAGGATTTGTTTATGCAGATGGATTATTTTTAGCACCTCCTAAATTAGAAAATGGTATATATACCTTCTGTCCTAATCCTAAAAGCAAAACTTGTTATCATGTAAGACAGGATAGTCCATTAGGACAAAGTATTCAGAATGCACAAGTTATGGTTGTAGGACATGCTTTCTTTTCAGAGTTCGGACAAGACGATTCCGAACAGCAACCTATTGATGATTTTAGTATGTTTAATCGTAATCCTAAACTTATTGTACAAGGGCCTGTTTATAATAGTAATCCAGTAAGTTTAGATACTAAAGAAATAGAAGCAGTGGAAAATTATCTAATGCAGAACAGTAAACAGATAGATGCTTTTCTACAAGAAACTCCTGGACTAGGTGATTTGAAAAACATTCTTTACACTTATGTTAATCAAACTGCCAAAGGACATCAACTAGATAATTTAGGTGCTAATCATTTTTTCAATTGGTTGAAGTCTAGCAAAGTAAGCACACCTAAACAAACAAAAATAGAACAAAAATCCAGAGAAAATTCTCAAGCACTGGAAGCTATTTTTGGATTAGTAATAAGAATTATGAATCTCAAGGATCAAGTGATTGATCAAGCAGAGCAGGGTAAGGGCGAAATTTGGGATACCGAAGGCGAAGGTCGTGTTCGTTATGCTGGATCCGAAAAAGAGTTTGGTAATGTAAAGTTTGTTCCACGTAGACGTTGGACTCCAACCTAAAACAATCAAAACTAGCCATATCTTAAGTATTTTCAACGTTTTTGGTAAATAATATTACAATGACCTACAAGGGGTAGGTCGCTTACAGAGAGTAAGCAAAGCCAATCGAGGAGAAATATTATGGCTACATCAGTAACAAGAGACGTAACTCGTCCAAATCCTACAGCAACAGCTTTAGGTACAATTCAAAGAAACTTTGCAGTTTCCGTATTCAAAGTTGTTTTAAGCAATGCTAACGATGCAGTAGCTCTAAACGCAGCTCAAGCACAACAGTTCGTAGAAGAAATTGGTACAACTGGTATGATGATTCAAGTTAAGAGCGACGGAACAGAAGTATTCATCGTCGGCGAGCGTCATGCTTTAGACATCGACAGTTTAGCAATTCGTCTAGGTCGTCAATTAGACACTTCAGCAGGTTCTTTAACATCATCTGGTGTTTATACTTGCGGCGGTGGCGGTACTGTAACAGTAACAGAGCCAACAGACCTAGAAGGTATGTAATCAGTTAATTCTCATTTCGGGATGGGAATGGGCCTAGTTTTACTAGGCCTTTTTTTATGGCTGTTAAATAAACTGATGCTTTATTGTTTATATACATTGGTTGATATAACTGCTACTGGACAACATCACGGTGGCGAAAAGTTAGCCCGTAACCAACAGCAAAATTTTGATACAGTTACACAAACTATTCAGTTAAGTGGTAATATGTATTATGCCAATACTCCTATAAAAATACCCGCAGCCATATTTGGAAAACCCGATATTGATTGTTGGTATTTTGAATGGACTATGGAAATCGAAGACTTGTTCTTAAAGGATAATGACCCTATCGCAGGACTTAAAAGAAGCTTTGAATTTGTACCTTTTATATCAGGGTTAACAGAGCAAGCAGTGTTTGACAAGCCACTTTTTAAACTAGGGCAAAATATCGTTTTTGATTTTAAACAATAAATATTACAATAGGCTCATCTTAGGCGTTTTTTTGGCATTTTTAAACGATAAAAATAACAAGGAGATGCCCCGATGGCACGATCAGCAACCGTACAAAGTGTACCTACACAAGAACGTGTGAGTGTACTAGAAACAAAAGTCGAAGCAATAAACGAAAAATTAGACGACTTGAAAGTAGATGTCAAAGACATGCACGATTGTCTAGATCGTACTAGAGATCAAGTCAATGAAAAATTAGATGAAATGTTAACCGAGTATAGATCAAACAGAGATAGATTTTATACTCATGCAGATGAACTACATAAAATACAGACAGCACAGCATCACGAATTAGCTGATAAGATATCAGATTTAGAAAAATTTAGAGCCAAGTGGACATACTTAATTCTTGGTGGTGTAGCAGTAATAGGGTGGATTGCTGCCTATTGGGAAACAGCAATTAAAATTTTTAATCAATAAACAATGTATTTGCGAGAACTTACACAAGAAGGAATTGTAGACGATGCTGTTATCTTTAGAGATACACTAAATCCTTCTTTGTGGAAAAACAATCAATTAAAACCAATTATAAGATATAAGTTATTACAGATAGCAAAGAACTTTGTTGATTTTATAGGTATTGATAAACTTAATTTAAAAGATATTACAATAAGCGGTAGTAATGCAGCCTACACTTACACAGAACAAAGTGATTTAGACTTGCATCTGATAGTTGAGATTCCATCTGATCAAGAGATGCAACTAAAACAATTATTTGATGCTAAAAAGAATCAATATAACTTTACTAGAAATATTCAAATTAAAGGTATAGATGTAGAGCTGTATGTACAAGGTGCTACAGATCCGCATCATAGTGCCGGAATATACAGTGTTTTAGATGACCGTTGGATCACCGAACCTAAACAAGAACGTGTTAACATCAATGATGATGACGTAGAAAACAAGGTAAATAATTATATCAGTAAAATAAACTTAGCACTTAAATCTAATAGTAAGAGGAAGTTAATAGCAGTTAAAGATGAATTAGCTAAAATTAGAAAAGCAGGATTAGATCAAGGTGGAGAGTTTAGCGTAGAGAATTTAACTTTTAAAGTTTTACGTGCTCGTGGATTTATAGAAAAACTTAGAGATAAGATCAGAGAATTAGAAGATACAGAATTAAGTTTGAGATCATTATGAAAATAGAACAATTGTTGAACGAGCATAAAAAAGGAGTAAAGGCTAAAATTTACAATAAAAAGCCTAAAGCTCTTGTTGGTCCCGAAGCATTAAAGGCCAAACAAAAAACAACTCCACCTAAAACTGAATTAGAAAAACATAGTAAATTAAAATCAAAATTACAAGAAGATGCTGATTTTGAATTTGATATGAAATTAGCTAAAATTCTAAAACAACGTGGATACAAAGGCCCTATTAAATTAGAACAACTTGGGATGAAATGGATTAACGCTATAGGCGACATCGTTGATATAGATGACGGTATAATGGTAAAAGGATCGGATCCAGAATACGATAGCTGGGTTGCTTATGTTTACGAAATGGGTCGATATGCGTATGGTGCCGAAGAAGGTTATCAAACTGGAAATGCCAAAAGCGTAGAAAGAGATACTAGATTAGAACAAGATGTAACTGAAATCTCAGTGCAAGACAAGTTACACAAACGTCATCAAGAACAAAGAAAAAAATCTGGATTGCCTGACCCTGACTACTATAAAGAATTAAAATCAACATATGATCTTCCTGATGAAGAACGTCAAGCTAAAGCATCAGAATTAAAAAAGAAATATAATGTAAAAGAAGAAACTGATATGAAAGAAGCTAAACAACCAGAAGCTCCTAAGCCAAGAAACTTTGTGGCTAAAAATGCTAAAACAGTAGGTGCTGGCAAACACAAAGATGAGAAAAAAGCCAGCAAAGAAGTTCGTGGACAAAAACATAAGAACAAAGAAATGGCTGAGACATACGATCAAGCACGAACTGCTCGTATTCGATATGCCTTAATGTTAAAAGAAGGTGACTGGGATCAACAAAGTGATGAAATGACTCCTCCAGAATATGAAATGGATCCTGAAGAGTTAAAGGCATTACGAAACACAGAATTCAGTGATGAAGAAAAATTACAAGCAATGATTAAATTAGCTGCTGGCGGAACATCAGATGAAGAAATTGCTAAAATCTTTGACATGGATAAAGAAATGGTAGCTGGCATTTTAGATGATTACATCGAAGATATCGAAGCTGCTACAGATCAAGATGCCGATGTCAAAGAAGCAGAAATGGGTAAAATAATTGATTATAAACCAGGACTAACTGCTACATTGAATACTGGTCCAGGCATGACTACTATTTTAGATTTAAAAAAGAATCCTACAAGTTTAAGTAAAGATCCTGCTACAGGAAAATTAAAATTAGTAGGGCCACAAGCACAAGGTACACCTGCACAACAATCCACACAACAGTCGACGATTAAAACAGGTGATGCTGTAGAAATAGGAAAAACTACAGAGGACCTATTAAGATTAGCAGGATTAAGATAAGGAAAGAATTATGAAAATTAAAGACGTTGTTATTAAAGAAGCAGATTTTTCAACTGCGTATGCAATGAGAAACACTCAAACACTACCTGTTGATACAACCAAGCCTGGAACAGGAATGGCGGGAAGTCAAGGGGGTCGACCTGCACCAGCCGCAGCCGCACCTGCACCAGCCGCACCTGCACCAGCAGCAGCAAAACCAGCAGCAGCAAAACCAGCAGCACCTAAAAAAGCAGCACCAGCAAGTGGTAAAGTTCCTCCTCAGCCTACATTAAACGGCAAGCCAAGTACTGGTCCTAAAGGTCAAGCATGGTTACAGAAATACGGAGCAACACATAATCCAGACGGTACACCAAAAGCGTCAGTTGATCAAGCTGCTGTGCCAGCATCTGCAAATGCATCAAGTAGTTACACTGGAGCACCAGCAGCACAACCAGCAGCAGAACCAGCTACACCGTCAGCTGGAACCACAGCAGAAATAGATAGATTAAAACAATTAGCGATTGGCGGACAACAGCCAGCAGCACAAGCAGCACAACCAGCAGCAGCAGAACCAGTAGCCACTGCAAATGCAGGAGATAACTCCGGTGAATGGGCAGCAGGTCGTCTACCAATGTCTACCACAGCACCTGCTCCAGCACAACAAAATACAGCAGCACCTAATAGCGGAAGCTCTTATACAGGTGATATTGGCACAGCAACTAACGATGCTCCTGCTGGCCAAGCAGCTCAGTCAGCAAATGTAAATCCAGATACAGGAGCGAGTACAGTGGCACCTACGGTTAAAACTGGCACAGGCGGCACTTTAACTAGTAGTGATGGCAAAGCAGTGACAAGTCGTTCAGATGATGAAATTGCTTGGGCAAATGCTAATCCGGCAAATAGATTTAATCCAAATGGATACCCTGGTCCAGGTAATTGGGATCCAAGAACTGGTAACAAAAAAACAGATCCTAATGCTCCTGGTTTTTTTGATAAATTGTTTGGCAAAAAACAACCTGCTCAAGGTCAAGCCGCACAACCGGCACCGGCACCAGCAGCAGGATCAATGGGCACTCTTACCCCAGACCAACTTGCTACAATCAATCAAAACTTTGGTCCAAAAAAAGAAGATATCAGTATTTTAAGAAAGTTAGCCGGATTAAAATGAAATTAAATGAACTAGTAAAAACATTTGAAATTTATACTTCAAATGAAGAAAGAAATATGTTAAAAAAGCTAGATTACCCTAGGCTTCTTAGCAGTTTCAGCGAACGTGATCAATTCACAATTGAGGGTATGATTAGAAAAAGTTTGGTAATTAAGATAGGAGACAAAGATCCTAAAATTATAGCAAATGAATTTTAAAAATCAAGCAGAAAAATTAGAAAAATTTTTAGAAGAGGAATTTAAGAAAAAAACTCCTCTGGCAGTTTTACCAGATAAATCATTAGTATATAATAGATTTAAAATTAAGCAAAATAAGGCTAGAGGATATTATCTATGTCATATTAACAATGATGTAATTGATACATTTTATCTTAAAGCCACAGCAGCAATAGCAGCAAAGAATTATTACAATAGCAGATTTGATTTGTACAATCACATCAAGAACTTAGACACAGAATATTGGACTAACTTTATAGATTCTGCTATTTTTGAGGAAAGATATAAGAAAAGCAAGGATTTTGCTAAAAAACAAATTTATCTAGCAAGATATAGCTTAACTAAGCAAAGAGCAGAGAACTATAGAAATCAAATTGCTACAATTTTTAAAAATAGTTTTTGATAAATAATTTAAACAACCTTTTAGGGATAAAACGATGCAAGTAAAAGATCTATCACATCCAAAGAACAGCAAATCGCTGAATGAAAGCGTAGCTAAAACATTTGGTTATAAGTTAAATCTAGACGGGTTTTCAGATGCCCAATTAATGGTAGCACGAGACAAAATTGCTGAAAAATTAGCTACTTTCGAAAGCAGCCGTCAATACGATGCTGTGTACGAAAGTAACGAATATCATAAAGATCGTGCATTTTTGGATGTAATCTTACAGGCTCTTCAAGAAAGAAAACTAAACCCAGACGAAGAAGGCAAGCGTGAGAAGTATGTAAAAGGCATGAAGAAAGTTAAAGGCGACTTTAAAAAGCGTTACGGCGATCGTGGCGAAGAAGTAATGTATGCCACAGCTACTAAAATGGCCAAGAAAGAAAGTGTAGGCGAAGCAATGGATGTACTACGTCAGGCACTAAGTGAACAAGTTCTTACAGAAGGCGAAGAAGAAAAAGCAGCACTAATCATGTCCGCACGTGACATGGTAGATAAGATTACAGGCTGGTTAGAAGACACAGCGTCTATGAAGTCCGAGACGTTATTAGAATTATTAGACTCTATAAGAGATGAAATGGGCAGTGATGTAAGTGGTCAATTTGAACAGAAAGTTAAACCAGCATTAGACGAAATTTATACAAGTTTAGAAACGACAAGAACTGCGTTAGCACAGGCTGTATCAGTATTAACAGGCGAAGAGGCTCCAGGAATGGGTGGCGAAACTCCAGCAGCTCCAGCAGCTCCAGGTGGATTAGAAGGTGAAGTTGCAGCAGTAGGAGACGAGTTTGCCGCATCTGCTCCAGCAGCAGGTGGCGAAGAAGCAGCAGGCAGAGCACGTAGAGAAAGTGTAGAATATAGTCGCAAGTTAGGCCAAATTTTAAACTCAAAAAAAAAGTAATGGAAGGCACGGATGAATTAATCCGTGCTTTTAGAATTCTTCAAAAAAGAGCAAACAGCAAAGATAGTCAAGCTTCATACTCATGGTCTGCCATTAGTAATATGATAGGAGATCAAGTTGGTATTGAGCTAAACTATGACAACATAAATCCTATTATTCAATCTACTCCTGAATTAAAAAAACTTATAAAAAGTTATAGTGGTAAAGGTGTAGTGTTGAACACCAAAGCTAAAGAGGCTCCTACAGAATTTGGACAAAGTCCTGGCGTTGATATGGGTGCTGCCAAATCTGCTGCCAAGAATGTATTACAACAACCAGGTTGACATTAAGTAATAGTAACTTTATAATGTTACTATGAAACTATTACAACCTAAATTTAATTACTTAAAACTAGAACGCGACGAGTCATCTGGAAAACGATTATATGCATGTCCAGATGGCAGTCGTGTTCCTAGCGTTACTACTATTCTAGATAAAACCAAACCAGCAGAAGCACGTGAAGCACTAGCCGCGTGGAAAAAAGCAGTAGGCGAAAAGAAAGCACAAGAAATTACAACCGAAGCTGCTGGCCGCGGAACAAGAATGCACAAGTTTCTCGAAGATTATATCAAAGGAGAAACACTAAAAGAAACAGTGACTAATCCTTATGCAGCACAAAGTTTGGTAATGGCACGTAAAGTCATTGAACTAGGTTTTCCTAATGTAGGAGAAGTATGGGGCAGTGAAGTTCCGTTGTATTTTCCAGAACTGTATGCAGGTACAACAGATTGTGTAGGTATACACGATGGTGAAGAAAGTATACTGGACTTCAAACAAACTAATAAACCTAAAAAAATAGAATGGATTGACGATTACTTTCTGCAACTTACTGCCTATGCTCTAGCACATAACGAAGTGCATGGTACTAATATTAGAAAAGGCGTAATTATGATGTGTGTTCGTCCACCAGAAATAGAGCCTGGAAAGTGGGGAGAACCAGAATATCAGCAGTTTATCTTAGAACCTAAAGATTTTGACTACTGGACAGAACGTTGGTGTGACAGGGTGTCTGAATACTACAAGCTAATCAGCTAAATATCAAATAACAAGGATATCTGCGATGGCTGTAGTGCAAATTTCAAAAATTCAAATTAGAAGAGGAAGAGAGCAAACAGAAGGAATTCCTCAATTAAGCAGCGGAGAAATGGCCTGGGCTGTTGACACACAAAAACTATATATTGGTAACGGTGCTGTCAGTGAAGGTGCTCCAGCTGTAGGAAATACTAGGATTTTAACAGATACAGATAATCTGTTAGACTATGCTAACTACGTCTATAAAGAAGATGATCCTAATATTCAAACATCTGCAAGTGTAAATTATCCTGTAGAAAGAACATTACAAGATAGATTAGATGATCGTGTTAGTTGTGCAAGTTATGGTATTCTTCCTAACGGAGTAGATCAGACTGCTAACATTCAAAGGGCTATCGATAATCTTTATCTTAGCGGTACTACTAAGTTTAGTCCAGAATATAGAGTAGCACTGGAATTTCTTCCAGGAACATATTATATTCACAGTACCATCTATATTCCTAGCCATGTGACTTTAATAGGTGCAGGTCCTAGAAAAACTATATTCCAATTTGTAGGATCTAATAGTAACGTATTTGAATTTATTAGTGATTTGTCTACAAGCACTAACAGAATAACAGAACAGCCAGGAAGTGATACTGATAGATATAACCAACAACCTAAATATATCTACATGGGTAACTTTACAGTTAATACAGGTACTGTAGATGTACATGGTTTAAAAATGCACTCTGTTAGAGATAGTGTTTTCGAAGACATTGAATTCACAGGTGGATTTGGTGATAGTGCAGCATCTAGTGATAATGGTGTTGCTATTGGTTTATACTCGTTAAGTACTGCGGTAACTTCTCAAAGAAACAAATTCAATCGTATCGTTATGGATGGATTTACTTATGGAATATTTGCTAAGGAAGACATCTTAGACAATTCCTTTACCGAGTGTAGATTTGTTAGAAACAAATGGGGTATTAGTTTTGGTGCCAGTGACGGTAATGGAACTAGTCCAGCTAACGGTGCTGGCATTGGACAAGTTTATGGTCCTAGGTATAATCAAATTTCCAATTGCTTTTTCGAAGACATAGAACAAGAAGGGGTTATTGTACATGTCGGTTATGGAAACAAACTAAGAGGCAATACATTTGTTGGTGTTGGTAAAGATGGTGCCAATCTATTCCCTGACACTTATCATAACAAAGTAAAATTTATTGCAACAGGTAATAGTATTTTACACAATAGCTTCGATGCAACTAATTTAATTTCTAGCGACCTGAGTAGTCCTTATCGAGCAGAAGTTGGAGGCAATGTCTACACAGAAAATACAGAAACAATTACTGTAGACCTTAACACTAATCTTGGAGCACCTTTACCTAAATTTAGATTACCTATTGCTACTAACACAGGAGGAACTAGTCCTGACTATGGATATGAAATACATTATGTATTAAGAAGCAATAGTTATGACCAAGTTCGTAGAGGAAAAATTTCTGTAGCAATCGATGCAAGTACCACCGCAATACAACTAGCAGATGATTACGAATTCGTAGGATTGTCCTCTGCTGCGGAAAATATACAATTTAGTGCAACCATTATTTCAGGTGCAATCGAATTGAGATATACTAATACCAATATAGGAGATGTTTCGAAAATGATATTTACCTATAAAGCTTTAAGTTATCTTCCATAAATCTTTATACACATAGTTAATTTGGATTGTATCAAAGATAAATGTAACCATTGACATTACAAATAAAACAGTATATTATTTGTTAATAAAAGTTGATAAAGTATATGGTTACCAGTATAAAAACATTTAGTTGAAAAGACTTGTAGCCTACGAGTCTTCAATAAATAACACACCTACCTTATCATAAAAGAAAACGAAATATGTCTAATATCACAGTAATAAAAAGAAACGGAAAAAAAGAAGCACTAACAATCGAAAAATGGCAGACACAGATTGCTAAAGTGTGTAGCGGTATAGCAGATGTTAGCCAAAGTATGATTGAAATCAAAAGCCAGCCTCATTTCTATGATGGCATCACTACAAAAGAAATCGATGAAATTACACTAAGGGCTATTGTTGACTTAATCGATATCGAAAGCAATCCAGATTTAGGACACACTAATTATCAGTACGTAGCAGGCAAACAAAGATTAAGTATGTTACGTAAAGATGTATACGGAGGATATGAACCTCCTCGTCTATATGAAATCGTAAAGAAGAATGTGGCCACAGGTCTTTACACACAAGAATTATTAAATTGGTACACAGAAGAAGATTGGAACAAAATGAATGATATGATAGATCATTCAAAAGATGAGCAATACAGTTATGCTGCAATCGAGCAACTAATCGAAAAGTATCTAGTTAAGAATCGCAGCACAAAGGAAATATATGAAACTCCCCAAGTTCGATACATGGTCGCAGCAGCTACGGTCTTTCATCGTGAAGAGCCGAATCAAGCAAGGATGCGATATATTAAAGAATATTATACAGCGGCCAGCGACGGTTTGTTTACTTTGGCTACTCCCGTTCTTGCTGGCTTGGGCACGCCTACCAAGCAGTTTAGTAGCTGTGTCCTTATTCGTAGCGATGACGACCTTGATAGTATCTTCGCTAGTGGAGAAATGATGGCTAAGTATGCCAGTAAACGTGCGGGGATTGGATTGGAAATTGGTCGCCTACGCCCATTGGGCTCCCCTATTCGCGGTGGCGAAATTATGCACACTGGTATGCTGCCTTTTTTAAAGAAATGGTTTGCTGACTTAAGGAGTTGTAGTCAAGGTGGAATACGCAATGCTAGTGCTACTGTTTTTTATCCAATTTGGCATCATCAATTTGATGATCTTATCGTGCTTAAAAATAATCAAGGCACAGAAGAAACACGAGTACGACACATGGACTACGGCGTGGTGCTCAGTGCTTTCTTCTGGAGAAGGTTTAAGGATAAAGGGGTCATCACTTTCTTTGATCCCAATGAAGTACCAGACCTTTATGAAGCTTTCTACAGAGACACGAAACGGTTTGAAGATCTATACACCAAGTACGAGAAAGTACCTAGTCTGCGCAAGAAAACTATCTCAGCAGAAGAAGTTTTTAAAGGTGGAATTTTAAAAGAACGTACAGACACAGGACGTATCTATCTTGTGTTTATTGATAATGTGATGAATCAAGGACCATTCGATCCAGAATGGCACACTATCTATCAAAGTAATTTATGCTGTGAAATTTTACTGCCTACTAAGGCGTTTAAGAGATTAGATGATGAAGAAGGACGTATTGCCCTATGCACCTTGGGAAGTATCAACTGGGGTGCCTTTCGTAATCCAGAAGATATGCGACGTGCTTGTCGCATTCTACAACGCAGTCTATGTAATATCTTGGACTATCAAGATTTCTTATCAATTCAAAGTAAACTAAGCAATGACGAAATTCAACCTTTGGGTATTGGTGTTACTAATCTTGCTTATTGGCATGCTAAACGTAATCTCAAATATGGAGAAGCCGATGCATTGGGAGAGGTTAAGACCTGGATCGAGCATCAAGCTTACTACCTAACCGAAGCTACAGTTGAACTAGCCAAAGAAAGAGGCAAGTGTAAAGACAGTGATAGAACAAGATATGGACAAGGTATTTTTCCTTGGGAACTACGTGCAGAGGGTGTTAACGAATTAGCTGACTTCAGTCCTGAACTTGATTGGGAGCCTCTACGTGCTGAAATGAAACAGCACGGTGTTCGCAATGCTACACTAATGGCTATTGCTCCAGTCGAAAGTAGCAGTGTTGTTATAAACAGCACAAACGGTATTGAGATGCCCATGAGCTTAATCAGTGTTAAGGAAAGTAAAGCAGGGTCGTTTACACAAGTGGTTCCTGAATATCACAGACTAAAAAACAAATATCAGCTGATGTGGGATCAGAGAGACTGTGCCGGTTATATCAAAACAGCAGCAGTGTTAGCAGCTTATGTAGATCAAAGTATTAGTACTAATACTTTCTATAATCCTGCTCATTATGCAGATCGTAAAGTTCCTACTACATTGATTGCTAAAAATCTAATGCAGGCACACTACTGGGGAATTAAGACTTTTTATTATAGTTTAATTAATAAGACAGGTGTTAAACTACAAGAAGATCTCGGCGAGCCAAAGATGAATGGCTATCACGAAATTAATATGGATCTACTAGATGATGCCGACTGCGAGGCCTGTAAGTTATGACATATAGTTTTATTAGAAATGTATTATTAGAAGGTAGACCTGATAAATTAGAAATTAAAAAACTGCCTTACGATTATGACGAACTTGATCCAGCTATTTCTGAAGAGACAATAAGATATCATTACGGAAAATTGGCTAAGACATATGCTGAACGCTACAACAATAACGAAGGCGATCCAGTGTTCAACGAAGCAGGAGTTTTTCTACACAATATTTTGTTTCAACAATATCAAGGACCAAGTGGGTCAAACAAACCTACAGGAAATATTTTAACTTTTATTGAAAAACATTTTAAAAGTTTTGATAATTTCAAAAAAGAATTTGAAAAAGAAGCAATGAGTATACAAGGCAGTGGTTGGGTATATCTTAGCAAGAGCGGTAAGATTAAAAAAATTGTAAATCACGAAATTAAAAAAGATATAGTATTGTTAATCGATTGGTGGGAACATTCTTGGGCATTAGACTATCAATCAGATAAAAAGAAATATTTAGAAAATCAATGGAAAATAATAAATTGGGATCACATCAATGAGCAAACAGCAATATAATTTAAACACTAAGACAGACTATCTATCACGTAAGATGTTTTTAGATCCAGAAGGTCCTGTTACTATTCAACGATTTGAAGAAGTGAAATATCCTAAGATTCAAAAGATTGAACAGACAGCTAGAGGATTCTTTTGGGTACCAGAAGAAATTAGTCTAACTAAAGATGCCGGAGATTTTAAAGAAGCCAGCGATGCAGTTAAACATATCTTTACCAGTAACTTGTTAAGACAGACAGCCTTAGACAGTTTGCAAGGGCGTGGACCCGCACAAGTTTTTACTCCTTGTGTTAGTTTGCCTGAATTAGAAGCACTAATGTACAACTGGAGTTTCTTTGAAACTAATATTCATAGCCGTAGTTACAGCCACATTATTCGTAACATCTACAACGTGCCTAAGGAAGTGTTTAATACTATTCACGATACACAAGAAATAGTTGATATGGCCAGTAGTGTAGGCAAGTACTATGATTTATTACACAGACTAAATTGCCGTAAAGAACTGACAGAGAATGTAACAGAAATTGAACATGTCAAAGCAATTTGGTTAGCATTGAACGCCAGCTATGCTTTAGAAGCTTTTAGATTTATGGTTAGCTTTGCTACAAGCTTGGCCATGGTAGAGAACAAGATCTTTATTGGCAATGGTAATATTATTAGTTTAATTTTACAAGACGAACTATTACATAAAGAATGGACTGCTATGCTTATCAATGCAGTGGTTAAAGAAGATGAAAGATTCGTTCGTGCCAAAATAGAATGTGAAGCAGAAGTATATGCTATGTATGAAGATGTAATCAGAGAAGAAAAAGCGTGGGCAGATTATTTGTTCAAAAAGGGTCCTGTAATTGGACTTAATGCAAATATCTTAAAAGATTTTGTAGATTACACAGCAGCCGCGGCTCTAAAAGAAATTGGCATTAAGTATCAAAGTCCTGCACCGAAAACTACACCAATACCTTGGTTCAACAAGCACAGCGACACTAGTAAGAAACAAACTGCCTTACAAGAGAACGAGTCGACTAACTATGTTATAGGTGTTATGTCAGATGCTATAGATTATGAAGAGTTGCCAGTATTATAATGAAAAAATTAGCCATAGTTGGTGCTGGAACAGCCGGAATACAAGCATTGTGTCATTTTTTATCATACTTAGATGAAACATGGCAAGTAGTGTGTATTCATGACCCTTCTACGAAAATTTTTGGTATAGGAGAAAGTTCTAATCCTTCTTTCATCGCAGCTCTTCAAACTGGTGCAGATTTTGATCTAGTCTTTGATTTAGATAAATTAGACGGAACATTAAAGTTAGGAAGTCTATACAAAGATTGGAGAGAAGCTGATTTTCTTAATCCGTTTTTAGCAGGATCTTTGGCGATTCACTTTGATTCGGAAAAATTGAAATCATTCATACTGCCTAGATTAGTAAAAAAATGGAAGGAAAAGTTATCTGTCATAGAAGGCAAGGTAACATCGGTAAATCAAACTAACGAATCTGTGTTTCTATCTATCAATAACATCGACTATTCTTTTGATTATGTAATGGATTGCACAGGATTTCCTTCTAATTTCGAAAACTGCGTAGTCTTAGAAGATTTCACGGTAAATCATGCATTGATACATAATGTTAGACAACCCGGCGACTGGCACTATACCGGACATACTGCTACTCCAGATGGGTGGATGTTTGAAATACCCTTAACTTTCAGAAGAAGTTATGGTTATATGTTTAATGACAAAATTACATCTATAAATGATGCCCGAGCAAATTTTTCTCAACTCATTAATATACCTTTGGAACAATTAGATAACATCGAATACACTTTTAAGTCTTTTTATAGTAAAAATATTTTAGATAACCGAATTATAAAGAATGGCAATGCTGCAATATTCTTCGAACCATTATTTGCTAATTCTATTTTTAACTATGATAGAATTAATAGAATTTTCTTTGATTATATAACCCAGAAAATGTCTGCAGATAAAGTTGAATCTGATTTTCGATCTCTTGCAGAACAAGTTAGAGATATGATAGCTTACCATTATATTGGAGGTTCTACATATGATACAGACTTTTGGAAAATTACTTCTGAAAAAACAAAACCAATAGTTTTCAACTCTGTTTCATTTAATTTTTTTAAAGATTCATTAAAAAATATAACTAAAAATAAAAGTTATAGTTATGGAACTGGTAATAGTTGGTGTTTTAATGAACCTGCACTACTATTATTAGATAAAAATTTTCAATACAATTTTTATGTAGATGGAACAGAACATTTTATAGTATGAAAACACTAAGAGAATATATTAATTTGGTCACAGAAGAAGCCATAGAAGATAATTGGTTTAAAAGTGGAGGATTTAAAACTTATAAAAAACCAAATCCTGTCCATTATGAAACAGCTACAGATTCAGGAACAATCGATACATTAGAAGGTCCTGTTAGATATGAAGCTGGTCATAAAATTATTACTGGCCCTAAAGGAGAAAAATATCCTGTAAGTCCAGAATCGTTTTATGACAAATATGATGTAGATGATGAAAATACAGCAACACCTAAAAAAATAATTAAGTATGCTAAATTAGCAGACCATGATGGAGTATTACATACATCTTGGGGAGATCTAGAATACACAAAAGGAAATGATTATATAGTAAGACATGGCGAAGGAGATTATGGTGCAGTTAAAAAAGACATCTTTCATCAAACTTACGATACATCAAATATAAAGGATAAAGAATGAAAGCAGTAGTATGGAGTAAGTACCATTGTCCGTTTTGTGATCAGGCCAAGGCTTTGCTCACAATGAAAGGCATTGAATTTGAAGAAAAGAAAATTGGAGATGGATTTTCCAAAGAAGATTTATTAGAAGCAGTTCCAACAGCACGTACAGTTCCGCAGATTTTTTTAGATGGAAAATTAGTCGGTGGATTTACAGAACTTAAACAATATTTGAAAGGCTAATATGTTATTAGAAAAAACAAGATTTGATGAAAACGATGTAGTTACAATTAAGTTAATGTCAGGCGAAGAAGTTATAGGTAAATTTGTCAGTGATGATGAAAAACATTTTACATTGGATAGGCCTTTAATGTTAGCTATGAGTCAAAAAGGAATAGGAATGGCTCCTATACTAGTCACCGTGAATCCAGAAACAAAATTAAGATTCAATAAAAATGCAGTTATAGTTGCCGCACATTCAGATGACGAAATTGCTAAACAGTACATATATCAAACTACAGGTATTCAACCTGTAACTAACGGAGGGATAGTTTTATAATGCCATCAGTAGCTAGAATCGGGGATACTATATCAACTGGGCACGGGTGTGATGGAACAACTACATTAACCAGTCCATCAACTAACGTATTTGCTAATAGTAAAGGTATAGAAAGACAGGGAGACCCTACTGTCGTTCATCGTTTAACAGGTAGAGGTTGTTCAGTCACTCATACTGCCGTTATAAATGTAGGATCTGGGAACGTGTTTGTAAACAATAAAGCAATCGGAAGAGTTGGAGATTCAGCCGATGCCGGTGCTATTACATCCGGATCACCAAATGTATTTGCCAATTAAGTTGACTTTCGACCAACAAATCGTTATGTTTAATTCATGAAGAAAAAAATTATTTTAACTGATGCCGACGGTGTAATTTTAGACTGGGAATGGGCATTTAGAATTTGGATGCAAGAACGAGGATATAAACTTATCCCTAATGGGCATTACAGCTATCACTTTCACGATCATTTCGAAAATTTAACTCAAGAAGATTCTAAGAAAATGGTAAGAACTTTTAACGAAAGTGCTGCCATAGGTTTCCTTCCTGCATTAAGAGACGCTGCACACTATGTTAAGAGACTACATGAAGAACATGGTTATCAATTTCATTTAATCACTAGTCTAAGTAAAGATGAAAATGCACAGCGTCTTAGAGAAATGAATATAAAAAAAATCTTTGGATCTAACACATTTGAAAAATTTATTTTTTTAGATACTGGCGGAGATAAAGACGAGGTTTTATCTAATTATAAAGACAGCAACTTATTCTGGATTGAAGATAAGCCAGAAAACGCAGATGTTGGATACAAATTAGGTTTAAGATCTATTTTAATGGAACACGGACATAATATGAATCATGCGTGTTCTTATCCAATTGTAAAAAATTGGAAAGATATATATAACATTATAACCCAAGGAGAAAATAATGAGTAAGTATCAAGAATTAGTAGCATTAGTAGAATCAATGGAAGGCGACTTCGAAAAGTTTTATGACAAAGGTGTAGGCAGTGCTGGCACTCGTGTGCGTAAAGGACTACAAGAATTATCTAAGTTTTGTAAAGATGTGCGTAACGATGTAACTGCTGTCAAAAACGAACGTAAAGAATCTAAAACTAAATAATTTATAGGAGGCCAATATGGGTTATAGAGCTAAAACAAAAACCAAAGCAGCAGCAAGACGTGTTTTACGTAGAAAAGGAAGAATTTAAAATGGCTAAAATACTTAGAGAAAGAGCAGCAAAAACAAAAGCAGCATCAAGAGCTAAAACTACGAGAAGAAAGAAGAGCAAATAATGGCTTATTCGGATCAAGTTGTAGACCACTACGAAAATCCACGTAATGTTGGAAAACTTGATAAAGATGATCCAAGCGTGGGCACCGGGTTAGTTGGTGCACCTGCTTGCGGAGATGTACTTCAACTTCAAATCAAGGTAGAGGACAATGTTATCACAGATGCTAAATTTAAGACATATGGTTGCGGTTCGGCGATCGCATCTTCGTCGCTTGTCACTACGTGGCTTAAGGGAAAGAGTCTGGATGAGGCGAATTCGATTAAGAATACCCACATTGCGGAAGAACTCGCGTTACCTCCTGTCAAAATCCACTGTTCCATATTGGCGGAAGATGCAATTAAAGCAGCATTAGCAGATTATAAATCAAAAAATGATACAGCTAACAGAAATAGCAGCGAAGAAGGTACAGCAACAACTATCTAAAAGAGGTCGAGGCCTTGGCATAATGATTGGTGTAAGAACCACCGGTTGTTCAGGCCTCGCCTATAAATTAGAGTATGTTGATAATCCTCCGGTAACACGTGATTATATGACATACGATAGCAATGGAATAAAAATTTGGGTCAACGGCCGAGACTTACCATACATTGATGGAATGACTATGGATTGGCGACGTCAAGGTCTCAATGAAGGTTTTGATTTTATTAACAGTAAAGAAAAGGACCGATGCGGTTGCGGTGAATCATTTAGAATCTGACTATGTGGACTAGAGAAGATACCAAAAATTGGTTATTTCAAATAGAGCATAGGATAGAAGATTTTGAATATTATCTAAAACAAACCGAAAATTGGTGCGAGCTTCATGGCATCATCAACGATGCACAGTTGTTTATGTGCTACACAATGACCATTGTTTGGGTCAGTTATATGAGAGGCGAAAAACTAACCAAAACAGAAGTATTTGAAATTTTAGGATTCGAACAGCCTGATTTTTCGAACGACTTATATGAATTGGGTATAGAATTTCAAGACCTCGATCACGAATCATTGCTATATAAAGTGTGCAAAAATTTCGCTGAAGATTGACATTTACCAAAATTTGTAATATAATACATGTTTTAACACTTCAGGAGACATATTTTGACTATGCATTTGGAAGGCCCGTGGCTATCAACTACAGGCAAGCGAAAAGGCAAACAGAAATTTAGAAATTCCGAAGAGGCACAAAAGGCAAGACAATTGGACGAAGATTGGAAAGAATTACAGAAAAAATGGGGCTTTGAAGCTGAACAGAAGCGTAAAAAACGTGCGATGTCAGCAAGTACTTACGTAGCACCGAAACCGTTTCATAGAGGTGCAGATCAGCCCAAAATCCCAAGTTTACCATTTACTGGTGGTGCTTGTACTAAGCCTGAACAAAAGGTTTATACAGGTACAAAAGTAAAAGGAATCGGTACTATGCACAAGTCTAATGCAGTTCCTATCTTCAGTGATGAAGAAGCAGTTGACATTAGCAAAATGCGTAGATAATTCATTTTCAATCGAGATAATTAATTAACGGTTTGAAAAAAGAGAACTTATGGCCCTCGGATTTCAGCCCACAGCAGTTTTTAATATTTTTTGGACGGCTGGTGTGTAGCGATACACATTAACTAATAGGAGGATTTAACTATGGAAAAATATCTAAGAATTGGTATGCTCGTGCTGGGCGTATTCTTAGTAGGATCAGCAATACAGGCTATTACCAAAAATCGTATAGCCTACTATAAACAAGTCGAAATAGCTACTCAAGCAAAAATTGAAGCTAAAAATCGAGAACTTGTTGCTCTAAAAGATAGAGAGCGTCAATTAGAATGTTTGGCAAGAAATGTTTATTTCGAATCTGGATCAGAAAGTTTCGAAGGAAAAGTGGCAGTAGCCCAGGTTACTTTGAATAGATCAAAGCATCCTAACTTCCCAAATGATATTTGCCAAGTAGTCTACCAAAAAACATATTTTGACAAGTATGTTGTTTGCCAATTTAGTTGGTACTGCGAGAATGGTGGCAGACCAAAAATTAAGCATCCTGAGTTGTACAAAGAAAGTTATGAAGTTGCTAAAAAAGTTCTTTTGGAAAACTTCCGCTTATCTTCAATGAAAGATGCTATGTACTTTCATGCCGTTTATGTTAACCCAAATTGGGGTAAGGAACGGATTGGTGTAATCGGTAATCATGTTTTTTATAGGGATCGAAATGTCAAGAGTTAATAGATGGATCGAACACACTAAATTTGTGTTTACTAAACGAATTGGTGTAATTAGTTCAGAAACTATGGCTTGGTTGGCCAATATCATGTTACATGCTGCAACTATTCCTAGTTTGTTAGCAGTTAGCATGAGTCTTACAGATAAACTACCTAGTGTAGATTTGGTTTTACTTACTTGGGGTGCATTGACTTTGCTATTTGCCAAGGCAGTGATTATCAAAGATATGCTCAATGTTGCAACAATTGGTTTTGGATTTATCATTCAAAGTGTATTAATGATGTTGATTTTCTTTAAATAACCAAAAGTTGTTGACATTTGAAACCTTCTATAGTATTATATGTACTGTAGAAGGTTTTTTATTTTTAACACACAGAAAGGCACATATGAAAAAGGCATTTGTAGTTACTACTGTAGCACTTACCCTTACCGCTTGTTCAAGCATGAGTACTCTTCAAACCGAAAATGTTGAAAAGAAACAAGTACCCACTTGGTATCTAGAACATGCCGATACTGGAACTGAATCTAAAGGATTAAAGTTTTGGGATCGAGAAGGCATGTTTTATGCAGTAGCAGAAGATGTTAGTCCAAGTATGGAAATGGCATTGAAAAAAGCTACGCTGAAAGCAAAGGCCAAAATTGTAGACCGAGTCAACGGTGAAATGAACAACCGCACAACTTTGGTATATGGTGAATCTGGTTCTCCAGATGCTCCTATTGGTCGTGCCGAATCACAAGATGTTATTGTTAACCTTATTGCAGAAAGTGTTCTTAGAACTTATGGTCTAGAAAAGAAGATGGTAATTTGGAATCCAGAACTAAGAAACTATCGTGCTTTTGTACTAATGAAAATTAGTAAAAAAGATGTAGAAACTATGGCAGCACAATATGATCAAAGCAAACAGGTCAAACTACAGAATCGAGTAGCAGGCAAAACTGTAGACGAAACTGCTAGAGAAGTTCTTGAACAAGCGAGAAAATAATGGTACGCTATCTTGTTCTAGTATGTAGTGTGAGTCTCGCGGCTTGCACTACATATTCTCCACGTGCTCAATCTGAACAATACTGCGACCTTAAATCGGAAACAGTGGTCATTAAAGGTAAACACGGACAAGTTCAGGATGAGAGAACTATCGAGGTTATGAAGTGTAATGATAATCAGGTAGACAGATTGTTTCATGCACAAAGTGGTATGGCACAAAATTGTGGCGAATACAAATATTTTATGACACTTAATAATCGACCAGTAGAACGGAGAGGATATGCCTGCAAAAAATTTGATGGTACTTACGAAATTGTGCCTCATCCTAGTATGTACCAATAGTTTTGCTCAAAGTTGGGAAACACCAGTTTACGAAAATTGGCAACGTTCTGACAATCTTCCTGGATTTTTCTTTAACATTACTAAATGGTTTTCAAAAAGATTAAAACCTGAAGATGCAGCAATGCATACTCAAAGTGTATATCATGCATTGAACAATCTAGAAAATGGTGAACTGGTCGAATGGTTTAATCATAGAACAGATGCACAGGGCAAAACTAGAATCGTTTACACTTATCCAGGTAGTGGCAACATTTGCCGCAGAGTACATAGTTGGGTAAGGTTCGGTGCAGACGAAAAAAGTTTTCAAGATACTGCCTGTTATAATAATACAACAAATAGTTGGAATTTTATCGATAAATATTGACTATGAAAATTACATTTGCCGATAAAGGTATAGCATGGCTTGCCTTATTAAGCGGCCTTTCCATTTCTGCTGTTGCAGTTTACTATTCAGTCGCAGGACTGATTAGTATTTTCGCCGCCGCGGCGATTCCTATTGCTATTATGGGAATAGTGCTTGAACTCAGCAAATTAGTAGCCACTGTTTGGTTAAAACAAAACTGGTTCATTGCACCAAGATTAATTAAGGCATATCTATTAATTGCAGTTACCATTTTAATGGTAATTACATCCATGGGTATCTTTGGTTATTTGTCCAAGGCCCATTTAGATCAAGCAGTACCTACAGGCGATGTTGTTGCCAAAGTCGCATTAATAGATGAAAAGATTAAAACAGAACGTGATAACATTGATGTTGCTAAAAAAGCACTACTGCAAATGGATGCACAGGTCGATGCTAGACTAAGTCGCAGTGACGATGAACGTGGTGCAGAACGTGCAGTACAAATTCGTAAAGCACAGGCCAAAGAACGTGCCAGCTTACAAGCAGATATTGCAAAGAGTCAAAAAGCTATTGCAGCATTAAACGTTGAACGTGCTCCAATCGCTAGCGAGTTACGCAAAGTAGAAGCCGAAGTAGGCCCGATTAAATATATTGCGGCTTTACTTTATGGTGATAATCCGGATCAAAATGTTTTAGAACGTGCTGTACGTTGGGTAATAATTTTAATTGTTATCATTTTTGATCCACTGGCAGTTGTGATGTTATTAGCTAGTCAGTATAGTTTCCAATACTTTAGACGAGTCAAGGAGGAAGAAGATGCTGCTGCCGATATTATTACCGCACCTGATAGTGTACCTGTGGGTGGACCTGTGGTTGGAAATGAACCCGTGGTTGAACAACCTATCGAACAACCCGTCGAAGAATCCGCAGAGCCAATAGTTGAATCTCAACGTGTAGAATATACAAGTCCTGGTCCTTGTCCACATTGTGGCAAGCATTTAATTGTCGCTCCTGGTATTGATACATTCTGTCCTGATAAAGAATGTGAATATAATAAATCAGGCAATCCAGAAGTTGATGCTTTCTTCGCTCATTTAAGAGAAACGGCCAAAGAAATAGACGAAGGCAAATATGAAGCCGATGATGGTCCATTGACTGATGAGCAAATTGCTCAATTACGTGAACAAGCCGAAGAAGATCTTCCTAAAGGCGATATAGTTAAAACTGATAACTTGTTCGAAGAGAATCAAGAACCATATCCTTTCCCTATGCAACGTCCTATAGAAGGAGATGCTAAGTTAGAACAGGACATTATTAATAGTATGCCTGTTTTAGAAAATGAAGAAACTTGGACTCAAAGAGTTATAGATGAGCAGGATGATCCCGAAGACACAGATGCAAAACGTCAATGGAAATTAGAAAATCCTAATGACACAATTAAAAGACAACGAGCATTATATGAAAAAGGTTTAATTGATCATCTTCCTTGGGAAACCATAGAAAAATTTGACGAAGAAAAAACTGCTGATAAAATAACATATGTTCAGAACCAAGAACAGAATCAAGAATCAATTTGGCAGCAAATTAAGAAAAATCAAAGCTAAGTAAAAGATGCATATTGGAAAAATTAATTTAATCACAGCACCTGACAGATTATATAATTCGAATATTTCGTACCTTTTGGTGAAACCTAGTGCCAAACTGAAAATTCAATTTCAGCATAATCTAAAACAAATAGATGACGATGTTAATGTTTACATTTTTGATGATACAGAAACTGACATCGATTGGCTGTTAAGTGTAGGCAAGATTGCAGATTTCATTATTGTAGATATAGATAATTGTGATTATCAAACAAAATTGTTTATATCGCTTTTGCTGATTCAACCAAATTCTTACTACCTAACTAGTGACGAATCTACTCCTTGGTCTTTAATAAGTAGGAATAGGATTTTTAATTTGGACTGGGTATTAGAAGTTTTAAATGGAGATGACGAGGAAGACGATGCCTAAAAAAGGAACTACAGTAATCCTTAGAGATGGAGACGATGTAAACAAGGCTCTAAGAAAATTAAAAAACAAAGTCGAAGAAGGCGGAGCATTAAAAGCTCTTCAAAAGAAAGAACATTACGAAAAACCCACAACTGCTCGAAAGCGTAAAAAAGCTGCTGGCAGAGCACGTTTCTTAAAGAAATTAGAAAAAGAACAATTACCAAAAAAGTTGTTTTAATTAACAAAATCTAGTACAATAAAATTTTAGAAAGAATTTATGCTATCTGATATAATGATAGATTTGGAGACCTTGTCTACTTCAACAAATGCATCGATATTAACTATCGGTGCTGTAAAATTTGATCCGTTCAACAACGATATCGATAATTCTACTTGCGAGAAGTTTTATCTAAAAGTAGACTTAGATAGTTGTGATGCACTAGGCTTAGATGTAAGCGAAGATACATTAGAATGGTGGAGTAAACAAAGTAAAGAAGCACAGGAAGAAGCTTTCAGTACAGACAATCGAATTCATATAAGAGAAGCATTTAATCAATTGTATAAATTTTGTTGGGGAGCCAAGCGTGTTTGGAGTCATGGTGCCGCTTTTGACATTGTTATTTGCGAAAACGTTTTTAGAAAACTTAATAAGGCAGTCCCTTGGAACTTCTGGGAAGTTAGGGATACTAGGACGCTTTTTGATTTAGGGATTGACCCTCAAAGACCTCCAGTGCTTAAACACCATGCTTTAGAAGATGCTTGGAATCAAGCAGTAGGCGTACAAAATGTATTTCAAAGGTTACGCAGCAGCACACAATTTAATGGAAAACTGATTCAGCCCTTGGCTAATCAGAGATAAATAAAATTGTATATCGCCATACGGGTTATACAAAGGACATGAGTCCAAACAATCTTGCTTAATTAAGGAGAAAATGTATGAGCAAAATCATTGGTATCGATTTGGGTACAACAAACAGTTGTGTAGCAGTAATTGAAAATGGCACAGTTAAAATTATTGAAAACAGTGAAGGTGCCAGAACTACTCCAAGTATCGTCGCATACACAAACGAAGAAATTTTAGTTGGAGCACCAGCTAAACGTCAAGCAGTAACTAATCCTAAAAACACAATCTATGCAGCCAAGCGTTTAATCGGCCGCAAATTTAAAGAACAAGCAGTACAAAAAGATATCGATTTGATGCCTTACGAAATCACAGAGGCTAAAAATGGCGATGCATGGATTCGTGCTAACGACAAAGAATTAGCACCTCCTCAAATTTCAGCAGAAGTTCTACGTAAAATGAAAAAAACTGCTGAAGACTATCTTGGTGCAGAAGTTACTCAAGCAGTTATCACCGTACCTGCATACTTCAACGACAGTCAACGTCAAGCAACTAAAGATGCTGGTAAGATTGCTGGATTAGAAGTTCTACGTATTATTAACGAGCCTACCGCAGCAGCTCTTGCATATGGTGTAGATAAGACTGACAAGAAAGATCGTAAAGTTGCTGTTTATGATCTAGGTGGTGGTACTTTTGATGTTTCCATTATTGAAATCGCCAATGTAGATGGCGATAAACAAATCGAAGTACTAAGCACAAATGGTGATACATTCCTTGGTGGCGAAGATTTTGATAATCGTATTATGGATCATCTTGTTTCCGAATTTAAAAAGGAACAAGGAATTGATTTGAGTAAAGACGTTATGGCACTACAGCGTCTAAAAGAAGCAGCAGAACGTACAAAGATTGAATTAAGTAATAGCACACAAACTGACGTTAACCTTCCTTATATTACCGCAGATGCTACAGGTCCTAAACATCTTAATATTAAAGTAACTCGTGCAAAATTAGAGAGCTTAGTCGAAGATTTGATTCAACGTAGTCTTGCTCCTTGTCGTCAAGCATTAAATGATGCAAAAGTAACTGCCGCCGATATCGATGAAGTTATTTTAGTTGGTGGTCAAACACGTATGCCTAAGGTGCAAGAAGAAGTTGAAAAACTATTTGGCAAGACACCACGCAAAGATGTTAACCCTGATGAGGCAGTGGCTGCTGGTGCTGCGGTACAAGGTGCTGTGCTAGGAGGAGATCGTAAAGACGTTCTACTATTAGATGTCACTCCATTAAGTCTTGGTATTGAAACTATGGGCGGTATCTTTACTAAATTAATTACTAAGAATACAACTATTCCTACCAAAGCTAGTCAAGTGTTTAGTACTGCGGAAGATAATCAGCCAGCAGTTACTATCAAAATTGCACAGGGTGAGCGTGAAATGTTCGCTTATAATAAATCATTAGGCGAATTTAACTTAGAAGGTATTGCACCTGCACGTAGAGGTGTTCCTCAAATCGAAGTTACAATTGATATCGATGCCAACGGCATTATGCATGTTAGTGCTAAAGATAAAAACACAGGTAAGGAAAATAAGATTACCATTAAGAGTGACAGTGGTTTAACTGCTGAAGAAATCGAACGTATGGTACAAGATGCAGAAGTTAATGCAGAAGAGGATCGTAAACAACGTGAATTAATCGAGGCACGTAACAACGCCGAAGGTATAGTACATAATCTTCGTAATGATATGAAAGAAGTAGAATCAAATCTTACCGAAGAAGAAAAAACAAAGATTAACGAGGCTTGTCAGGCAGCAGAAGAGGCACATAAAGGCACAGATAAAGAAAAAATTAATGAATGTATTTCAAAGCTTTTCGAAGTTCAACAAATCATTGCAACAGCGAAAAGTAAAACCGAATCTTCAAGTGGAAATTCCGACGAAGTTGTAGTTGATGCAGAATTCAAGGAAACCACTTAAGACTTATATTTGACGCCTTTGGGTCAAATATTGTATCTTGCTTAATTTAAGGAGAAATCAAATGACAATGAATGGTACAGTAGCACGTTTTGATACAACAGCATTAAACAAAGCTTTAGTAGGATTTGACAGATTGTTCGATACTTTCGAATCAAGATTTGCAAATCAGTTATCTACTAACTATCCTCCGCATAATATTGTTAAAACTGACGACACACATTATCAAATTGAAATAGCAGTTGCTGGTTTCAAAAAACATGAGATAAATGTTGAAGTTGAACAAGACATGCTAACAGTGAGGGGAGAATCAGAAGCAACTAACGAAACTTTAACTAGACAATACCTACACCGAGGTTTAAGTAGCAGAAGTTTTGTAAGAAGTTGGCAACTAGCAGAACATATGGTTGTAAATGGAGCCGAGATTAAAGACGGAATCTTAACTATTAGCCTTGAATATATTATTCCAGAAGAAAAGAAAGCTCGAGTAATTGACATTGTAGAAGTTAAGTAATATAATAAGGGGAAAGTTTAACTTTCCCCTAATTTTTATGGAGGCAGTGATGGCAGTAGATTCTGATGTAAAAATCGACGAAAAAATTAAACAAAAATATCAAGAACCGAAAAAGTGGAAAGTCATATTTCTAAACGACGATTACACTCCGATGGATTTCGTTATAGAAGTATTAACAGAAGTTTTTAAACATAGCCAAGAAACTGCAAAAGAGATCACTATGGAGATACATAATAGTGGTAGTGGTATTGCAGGTGTTTATACATTCGACATAGCAGAAGCCAAAGCTGTCGAAGTAACCACAGTTGCTAGATCACAAGGATTCCCACTCCAAGTTAAAATGGAAGAAGAATGAGTTTACGTGAAATAACCAAAGAGTTACATGCAGACGCAGAAAGAACTATATTTGCTAAAAAACTTGTAACAGGATCATTTACTAAAGAAGAATATGCTAACTATCTTTGGCAAATGGTTCTCGTTTATAACGGAATAGAAACTTCGGCAAATAGTCAAGGTATGTTAAAAAACTTACCTGACATTGAACGAGCACACAAAATCTATCAAGACTGTATCGAACTAGTAGGTAATAATCATAATCTTAAGTGGTTGCCAGAAACTATTGAATATTATCAATATGTACTAGCTCTTAACTATGACACTGAAAGACGTCATTTAGTTAAAGCACACTTGTATTGTCGTCATATGGGTGATTTATTTGGCGGACAAATTATTGCTAAAAAATGTCCAGGCCAAGGCCGCTTTTATCAATTCAAAGATGCTGAAAATTTGAAAACTGCTATAAGAGCAGAGTTAACAGATGACTTAGGCGACGAAGCCAAAGTTGCTTTTCAATGGGCAATTAAAATTATGAAAGCTTTGGTAAAAGATGAGTGATGTTTGGAATACACTAATTGGCATACAGAATTTACTAGAAGACAAATTTAATGAAACCGGCAGAGAAATACATGAGCCTGGCATGGATCGTTTTAACCAGCCTGGTTGGGTTAATCGCGTATGGAGTGGCGAACGTTATCGCAGAGCACACATAGATGTCGTTGATGCCAGAGAAACAAAAGGTCTTTGGATGATGCATTGCTGTGTTTTTCCACATATCCATAATCCTGCTCCAATATATGGATTTGATGTAATAGCCGGTAAGAACAAAATTACCGGTTGTTTTCACGATTTCAGTCCAGCAGGCGATCACGAACATCCCTTAATAGATTGGTTCTCTGCTGAAGCGGCCAAATTACGGTGGAATAAAACTAGAAAATTACCAGATTGGGCAGAGCGTATTTTTACTGGTAGTATGATAGCTGCGGGCAACGTTCAAGACGAGAATGAACTAAATCAGATATTTGATATCGCAAATCGTAGTATAAGACACTATCTGAATTGTGTAGCCGAATCTAATTTTACACATAAAAACACTATACCTAATCAGAACTATTACTGCGAAAATCAAAAACAAAACCCGCATACACCCAAAGTTATGGCTAGTTTAGGGCTCGATGAAGAAGATGTGCGTGTTTTTATACAGGACTGCTTGTTCCCTGAAATACGCTAAATATTAGACTATGCGAGCAAATGAATTCTTAGTAGAAGCTACCCTATCTAGCGGCACAACTTTCACTAGTTGGCCAACATATCTTCAAGGACTTTTATCCGGCAACATAAGTTTAGGTACTTCGGGTGAAAAAGCACAAGGTTTAGAATTAGATTTAGAATCTAAAAATGCAGTTAAATCACTAATTGATGGAGTTTATACTGCAACAGACAAAGGGCAATATGCTCTGCAAATAGCAAATACTGTTTTAACTTTTACCAATGGAACACAGGCAAAAATAAGTCATATATTTAAAAGTCCTGGACTTAAAGGTTCAACAGATGCTATTCCTGCTCTTCAAACAAGAACTGCTGGATTAGTAGCAGAAGCACTACTTGGTGTAGCCATGTATGCCAAATTAATTTCAAGAGGCGGTGACCTTACAGCAGAAATTACTTCAGAGGATGTCTGGAATATTGTAGGTAGAATTAAACCACAAGGATCAGATTCTTTAGTAGACAACGTAAAAGACATTGATAATAAAGTTTCAGATTCTATAAGCCTTGTTATTACTCTAGCAACAGATATTCAAGAAGTTTTAACGAATCCAAAATATCAGTCGATGTTTAAAGAAAAAGTCCAGAGTTGGTGTAACTATGTGAATGCAGATCTTTCACAAAAATATGCAGACACTTTGTACAAAAATAATAGACCAGATAACGTTACTATTAGATTAGCAGGTAAAGAAGGCGGCAAGGTCGATGTGCTGATAAATGTTCTTGACAAAGAAGGTCGTCCAACTAAAAAATTAGCACAAGTAAAGTTAAGTGTTAAATTATCTGACAGTCTAATTGGTCAACAAGCAAGAGGTAAAACACACGAAGAAGTATATGTTAATTTAGAAAAATTATTTGATCCTTTAGGTGTAGATTTATCTTTAAAGAAAGCTAAAATTTTAAAAGCAGCATTGACATCAGGCATACATAATCAATTTGCAGGTGCAATGGAAGTTGCATATAAAGAAGCTGCTAATCAGTTATCTAGAATTGCTAAGGGAGAAAAAAATGATGTGTCCTTAGCACAACGAGTTGCAAAATTAACAGACTATCATGCCACAGCAAATGACCCTGAAATACAAGTAATCGAACAAAGCCCTGGCGGTGACTATAGATTGTTAAACTACAAAGGGTTAAAACAAGTTTTTGCTAAAAATAATATAGATGTAGCTATTGATTATTCTGCAGGAGTTTCATCCAAAATTCAGGAAGGCTCTATGCCTAGAATAATTTTTTATGATAAAAATACTCCTGGTAAAGCTGGAAAATTAGTTGAGATTAGATACAGGGCAAGAGGAAATTATGCTAATCATATAATTGAGCCTGGGTCGTTGCTAAAGGAATTAGCAGCATATAATAGATTTAAGAAATCTAAGTAAATAAAATTATGAAAACACTACTAGCTGCCATCTTACTGGCCACTACAGCCGTGGCAGCTACAGCTGAACCTCGATCAAAACAAGTTAAGTTCGTGTGTGCAAGTTTTGAAGATCTTGAAGCGACCATAGAAAGATACGGTGAAAAAATGGTTATAGCTACACAAGCTCCTAACGAACTAACTGTAAACATACTTTATGTAAATTTAGAAACACAAACTTCAAGCTGGATTTTACATGATTTACGAACAGACGAATATTGTATGGTCGGCGTAGGTAAAGCTATACACATTCCAGATGATAGTCCGCTTAAACAGGACTCTGTGAAAGGAACAAGAATAATTTATAAGTAAGCCTGGAAATTCCAGGCTTTTTTTTGGAGTGAAATATGACATGGTTCGCACATAGACCTAAAAAATACCCAGTACCACCCTCACCCCCAGAGCCACACAGAACACCGCAAAGATAAAATAAATACTGAATGAGATTCAGTGAAATTAAAGAAACTGTAGAAGACAGTTCAATGATCAATCGTTTGGCCAATGCTGTGGCCAAATGGATGTATCAAAATGAACCAGCAGAATATCCTGTTCAATCTATTGGAAAAATGACAGGTATTAAAGATACTCCTTTAAGTAAATTAGGAATTACATTTGATTACCTAGAAAAAGATACAGTAGCAGAATATCATAGAGAACACGAAAGTAAACCTATGATTGTTGTAAATCTTGATGAATGGCACGATGAAGATTATGCCAGCATTGCCGAATATGTAGCACATGAATTAAGACACGCATTAGACGATGTGAAATTTAAAGGTAAACATCATGTAAGTTACTGGGCAGCACAAGATAGATATCAGCAGCCTAAAAATAAAGATGAACCTTACTGGAGTAAACCCAGTGAAATAAATGCTCGTGTTCAACAAGCATTGCACAATGTAGATTATATTAAAAGAGATAATCCAGGAGCCAGTATAAAAGAGTTATGGCCCGAAATTAAAGATATGTTAGATGAATTGAAACTAACAGAATATCCTGGATATGAAAGAATTGTTAAACGAGTGCTTGCCTACGCCACGCAAGATTAAAGAATTCTAATATCTTAAACCACATCCAACCTATATCAAATTCCCACCACTTAGAACTTAGTTTAGGATTAGCTGGATTTTCATGATGATTATTATGTAATTCCTCGCCACCTATTATGATTCCCCATGGAACAATATTAGTGCTTGAATCGTCAGTATCGGTGTTACGGTAACCAAAATAATGTCCTAGGCCGTTAATAACACCAGCAGCCCAAAGAGGAATCCATAACATTTGTACTCCCCACACAATAAAACCAGCAAGGCCAAAAAGAACAAGGTCAATGACCAACATCAAAAGAATCCCTAACCAGTTGTGGGGAGTATAAATGTTACGTTCTATCCAATCGTCTGGAGTACCTGCTCCATACGAGTTGATCATATCTTTATCTTTAGCAGCTTGACTGTAAAGGAATGCACCATAAAAAAGTACATAAAAAATACCATATACTTTTGGGCTGTGTGGATCTTCTAATCCATCGGTAAATCTGTGATGCTTTCGATGTACGGCTACCCATTGTTTAGTTATCATGCCAGTGGTAAGCCATAACCAAAATCTCATAAAGTGTTTTGCCACAGGATGAAATTCGATTCCTCTATGTGCTTGACTACGGTGTAAAAAGAGAGTGACGCAGACTATGGTGATATGTGTCATCACCAGTGTTGCAATAATTGTATACATTAGTTACTTATCTACCTTGACCGCGGTATCGTTTAAAACTTTTCTTTTCTTGTTTATTCATAGTGCTTGTTTTAATTTTACCGCCTTGTTTGCTTAGTTTTACAATAGGAGTATGAGCTGCTACTCCGGTACCTTTTGCTTTAGCCATTTATTTCCCCTTCGTTATCTTTGCAATCTGGACATAGGCATTCATTACAATCGCAATCGTCTGTTAAACAACTATGTCCGCAATGTTTATGACATCCACAAGAGCATTTATTTGGTTTAATGTAAGACATATTATCTTCAAAAACATGCATTATAAATACACTCCTAGAGACTGTATTTATTTCCGCAGGATTTTATATGCCATTTCAAAAATTTGATGTTAAGATGCCTTCATTAGATGTAAGCAGAATTAAGGGTGATTATGTAGAACAATATGGAGATACTTTTACATCTTATTTTGTAAAAGATGTTGACTATGTTTTATCAGAATTTTCAAAAATTCTAGATTTTACTATACTTCCTGATTTTTATTTCTATGTCGAAGTTACAAAAGAAGGTGCTGGTCCGCACATAGATGAATCTAAAACTAGCTTAAATTATTATTTTGAAGGCTGTGAAGCAGAGACATTATTTTGGACTACAAAAAATGATGATAGCGGATTTTTGTGTCAAAATCAGATTAATAAACAATCTCAAGTTAAAACTTACTTCGAACATGAATTAATCTCCATTGGTTCATTTTGTGCAGAAGCAAATAGTCTGTACTTATTAGACATTTCTAAAATTCATTCTGTAAAAAAACGATCAGTACATAATGTAAGAAGAATTTTAAGATTTTTATGGGACAAAAATCATTTTGATGAAATCTCTTCTAGCATAAAAATTAAAAAATAAATATTTTATGGGTATAGAACAACTTTATTTTTTAGTTGGTTTTTTGTTAGGTGTGTTACTTACAGGATGTTTATTCATAGCTGGACTGATAATTTACTACGAATGGTTAGAAGAATCAAAAAAAAATTAAAATGATAATTTGTATTTGTCGCAATATAAAAGAATCCGATTTTAGTAGACAAGAAGATCTAATAGAACGTATAATGCAAGTAGATCATCAATGCGGTGAGTGTCAAAAGTATGTTCAAAAGTTAAAAGAATTGTTGTATGAAGTTGAATGAAAGGTATTCTGGACCCCGGTTCGACCCCGGGCAGGTCCACCAAAATAAATTATGATATATTATATTTTTATCTTATCGTTAGTAGTGTTTGGAGCAGTATATATTGCTCGTGATAAAACTTTGGACAAAGAAAAAGAACGAAATTGTGATTTATTCTGATGGGCCTGAATTTGGTTTCGACAGGGTAATGAGTAAGGATATGGACAACACGGTAGGCGATGACCGTAAATCAAGCAAAACTATAGATGCAAACGTATCTACATTCAAGTTCTGGCAAAGCCCAGTTAGCGTAGCCGCTAACGATGAAGCTTTTGCTTTAGCTGCTTAAGAAACAGCAGAACTTCGGGGCAACTATGCCTTGTTACCAAAAATAGTCTAAAAGGCACTTCGGTGCCTTTTAATTTCTATAAGTACGTAAATGGCAAATGTTATTTTATATAATCAATTAGGTTATAGACCCTTAGTTTGGAGAACGATAGGTTGCTATTTGTTGGCCAGATGGATTGAAGAAAATGGCTATACTTGCCAAGTAATAGAATTTACACACCTATTTGATCCTCAGGAATTATACGAATATACAAAGATGTTCGTAGACGATGACACTATATTAATAGGTGCAAGCAGTAATATGTGGTCAACTTATCGTTCTGAGTTAATGATGAACGTCCATGCAAGAAGTGTTCCTGATAATATATACAATGCCTTAAAAGAAATTAAAAAAGAATTTCCTAAAATTAAAACCGCAGTAGGTGGTCATCGAGGTTACCATGATATGCAAGGTATGGAAGTTTTTGACTTTAAATGTGTTATTGATTGGGGAGAAGATTGGTTACTAAATTTATTAGATGAGTTGTCAAACAAAAAAATAGGCACAAGATTAAAAAGAAATAAATTTGACTTTAATCATCATAGATTTATTTTTAAAGATCATGATTGCTTATTACCTAATGAAACAGTTCCTTTAGAATGGGGAAGAGGATGTATTTTTAAATGTCCTTTCTGTAAATATCCAAATTTAGGAAAAAAAGCAGGTACAAATGAAAAAGATGGTAGCTTGATGGTTGATGTCCTAACAGAGATGTATGAACGATACGGGACAACTAGCTATTATTTTTTAGATGAAACTTTTAATGCAGATAACGAACGATTAGAAACATTACACAAAGTTAGTCAACAACTGCCATTTAAATTAGAATTTATTTCATACAATAGGCCGGATTTATTAGATAAACATCCTCATACTATAGATCTTTTACAAGAGTCAGGTCTTAGAGCTACATTATTAGGCATGGAAACTTTTCATCCTGAAGCATCTAAATTAGTTTTAAAACCTTGGAGTGGAAGAAGAGGCAAAGACTTTTTATTGGAACTAAGAGAAAAATGGCAAAAAGTACACATTGATTGTAGTCTCATAGGAGGATTACCAGGTGTATCTAGAGAACATCATTTTGAAACAGGCGAATGGTTTTCAAAATCAGAAATTGGATTTTTTACCTGGAAACCATTAGTTATGATAAAAGGATCTGAAAGTTATCAAAGTACTTGGGAAGATAATGCTAAAAATTTAAAAATAGAATGGCCAGATGATTCTGAACCTTTTTTTTGGAAATGGGGTGAATATACTTATTTAGAGGCTTTTCAATTAACATGTGAACTTAATAGAGAATTTAAAGTACATGAACGACCGTTTGGATTTAGTTTAGGTGCATATACTACAGCAGGACTTAAAATAGAACAGATTGTTAATCATAAAATAAAAGATATTATTGCTTTAACAGGCGATTTATATGATTTAGAACAAAAATTGTTTGAAGAGTATAAATTACTACTAAAATCAAAAGCATAAAGGATAATGATGAATCATGCAGTAATCATAAGCATACAAACTGTATACATAACACGAAATCTTGGTGCTCACAAAATTGCCAGTTTTTTGAGACAGCAAGATTGGGATGTAGAAGTCATCGATTATGCCGGGTTAATACCAGTTGAATATATTACTAAAATTGTTAAAACTCGAATAAACAAAGACACTGTTTTTTTAGGATTTAGTGATACATGGGGTACTGTACATAATCTTGATTTTTCTGAACTTACAACATGGTTGAAGAAAGAATATCCTAGAGTAAAAATTATCACAGGCGGTCAAAAAATTACACAAGTATCTATGCCAGCCGACTATTATATAGAAGGATATGGAGAACATGCTATGCTAGAAGTGATAAAAAATATACTTGGTACTAATACAGAAAGATTGAAATATACATTATTTGGAAAAGGAAAACTTGTCAGAGCAACCTATGATTATCCTTCAATTTTTATGAAAGATCTAACTTTAAGATATGAAGATAGAGATTTCATTCAACCTCAAGAACAATTAGGTATTGAATGGAGTAGAGGATGTAAGTTCATGTGCGACTTTTGCGGATATCAACCTTTAGGAGTTAAAGGAGATAACTTTAGAGAAGTACAAAATTATGTAGATAATATGAATTATCTCTATGATAATTTTGGCGTAACTACTTTTTTCAGTGCAGATAGTACAGCTAATGTGAATCCTGAAAAACTTAAATTACTAGCAGAAGCTACACAACAACAAATTAAATTTAAACCTTGGATTACTGCCTTTACAAGAGTAGACTTAATGATAAGTCATCCCGAGACTTGGGAAGATATGATTGCCATGGGTTATGTAAGTCATACATACGGAATCGAGACATTTAATCATAAAAGCGGTAAGGCAATTAAAAAAGGTATGCATCCTGATAAAGTCAAGCAAGGTTTATTAGATATAGAAAAATATTTTTCTGAAAGAAGTTTCTATAGATGTAGAACATCTTTTATTTGCGGGTTACCTTATGAAACTTTTGATAGCTTTTTGAGTGGAATTAAATGGATTAGAGAAAATTTAAAATATTGTTCACCGGCATTTTTTCCTTTAAATATTTTTAATAGAAATAAATTAATAGGTAAAGATTCTAATGCAATTTCAGAAGCTTATGAAAAATACGGATATACAAATTTAAAAGAAGATAATGATGTAGACGATATTATAGACTGGGTAAATTACGAAACAGGAACAAGTTTTAAGGAAGCATATGACATCGTTATTAATCACCCGCTTTGTCATAAGTCTGAATCTTTAGTAAGCAATTGGTTAATAGGCGAACAACAATTAATTAACGATCTTTCATTTGAAGAAGCAGCTAATAAAAAATGGATAGACACTAGAGAAACTACTATCGGTTATGCCAATCGAGATTCGGACTTTTGGAAACAACCAGGAGTATACGAATACTTAAAAAAGTACGTAATTAACAAATTGAACTACGATAAGTGATAAATACAGTTATGTGCTAATATAACTCATGAAACCAAAAATAGCAATTTTCTTGCACCAACCCAAAGCTAGTATCCAAAGTGGTAATGGTATAATTTCTGCATTATCCTCCGAATACGAATTCAAAATGTTTACTAAACATGAACTCGAAAGAGGATTTTTTAAAGATGTGGATTGTATATGTTTTCCTGGTGGTATAGGCGATGCTGATAGTTATGACTATCTTCTAACACATCACACCAGAGCAATAAGAAGATTCGTAGAACGTGGTGGAAAATATCTTGGTATCTGTATGGGAGCTTATTGGGCAGATCAAGACTACTTTAATATATTAGACGGAGCAAGAACTGTACAATATATTAAACGTCCTGGCACAGACACACGTAGACCACACGCTAAAGCCATAGATATAAAATGGCAGCGTAAACCTTACAAGGCATTCTTCTATGACGGTTGTGCTATTGTAGGTGATCGTACAAAATTTAAAACCATAGCAACTTATGCTAACGGTGATCCTATGGCCATAATTCAAAACAACGTTGGATTAATTGGCTGTCATATGGAAAGTCAAAAACATTGGTATGATGATTATACTTGGATGCCTAAACATTGGCACAAAGGTACACATCATAAATTACTGTTGGACTTTGTTAATCAATTAATGCAAAAGTAATCTATTTGTAATATTTGCACACTTAAATACTAGCATGACTGCTAGGACTTACAGATCTATTTTTATCTCTGATATACATCTTGGAACTAAAGATTGTAAAGCAGGAGTGCTGAATAATTTTCTTAAACATAATACTTGTCATACTTTATATCTTATAGGCGATATAATTGACGGATGGAAAATTACACAAAATAAATGGCGTTGGAAACAAAGTCATACAAACGTTGTACGAAGAATCTTAGGTCATGCTAAACGTAATACTAAAGTTATCTATGTGTTAGGTAACCACGACGAATTTTTACGACCATTTCTGCAATACAATTTAAATTTCGGCATGATAGAAATGACAAATCAATGCGAGCATACAGGTGTCGATGGAAAACACTATCTTGTCATTCATGGCGATTTGTTTGATGGAATTACCAGATTAGCACCATGGTTATCATTTTTAGGAGACAAAGCATATGATTTTATCTTATCAACTAATAGTAAGCTTAATTGGTTCTTACATAGAATTGGTATTGGTTATTTTAGCCTTAGCCGTTTTCTTAAGCACCGCGTAAAAAAGGCAGTAGATTTTATTTTTCAATTTGAAAAAAATCTAGCAGGTTATTGTAAAAAGCGTGGGTTCGATGGAGTGATCTGTGGTCACATACACCATGCGGAAATCAAAGAAATAGATGGTGTTACATATATGAACGACGGCGACTGGGTCGAAAGTTGTACAGCACTTGTAGAGCATCACGATGGACGTTGGGAAATAGTAATATGGACACAGGAGAGCGATAATGTGGCTGATGATATTGATAGCGGTACACATCAACGATTCTAAAGATATACCTGGAAGAATTACATTGCAACTTCAAACACAACAGCAATGCGAACAGGTATTAAGTACTATGGAATATTGGTTAAAATTTGAAAATTTTAAGGTAGAAGGTAAATGTCAAAAGATACCCTAAGTGAAAAACTCACTATTATAATTCCCTGTAAAAATGAAGAACAATACATAGGCCATTTGCTTGATTCACTGCGACTACAAAAGATAGGCAACACAAGAGTAATTATTGCCGACTGTTCAACTGATGGCACCAGAGATATAATAACAAATAATCGTTCATTTCTTAATATAGAAATCATCGATGGTGGTCCTGTTTCTGTAGCAAGAAACAATGCAGCCAAGTTAGTCACTACACCTTATATTTTGTTTATAGATGCCGATGTGATATTTTTTGACAGCTTTACAATTCGTGATGCTGTATTTGAACTTGAGTTAGACAATCTAGACTTAATAGGTGCTAACATAAGATGCTATGAAAACGACTGGAAAGCAGAACTTAGTTTTTTTATTTTTAATAAACTCAATCATATTTTGAAACACTTTTCACCTTTCGCAGTAGGTGCTTTTATGCTTACTAGAAAAGACAAATTTGATGAGTTCGGAGGATTTCCTGAACAGTTTACAACATCAGAAGACTTTTTTTTATCATCAAAATATGATGTGAAAAAATTTAGAATTATTAATCATTATTATGGCCAGGACAGTCGCAGATTCAAAAAAATGGGTTATTTTGGAATGGCATGGTATATGATAAAAAATTTTATTAATTTAAAAAATCCTTCATATTGGAAAAAAACAATTCATAATAAGTATTGGTCATAGTCATATTTGTGTAATATTTGAGTAAAAAAGTTGTAATTTGTAACACGCTTGTAATATTTGTATGCTTAAATATTTGCTTGAAGCAGAGTCGCTTCATAATACTCAAATAGGAGACACACTATGCGAAATTTAATCGCAACCGTTTTACTAGCAGTATCCTCGTTAGCATCAGCAGCAGAATTTACTGGAGCAGGTGCTACATTCCCATTCCCAATTTACGCTAAGTGGGCAGAAGCCTATAAAGCTCAAACTGGTATTGGTCTAAACTATCAATCAATTGGCAGTGGTGGCGGTATTCGTCAAATCAAGGCCAAGACAGTTGACTTCGGTGCCAGTGACATGCCGTTGAAAAAAGAAGAATTGGACAAAGAAGGTCTTGTGCAATTCCCGGCTATCATAGGTGGTGTTGTACCAGTGTTCAATCTAGACGGTATTGCACCAGGACAACTCAAACTCACACCAGACATCATTGCTAACATTCATCTTGGCAAAATCAATAAATGGAATGATAAAGCAATCGCAGATTTAAATCCAGGCATCAGTCTGCCTGCTATTCCTATCGTGGTAATTCATCGTGCAGATGGTTCCGGCACTACATTTATCTGGACTAACTTCTTAAGCAAAGCCAATGCTGATTTTGCTAAAGGTGTTGGCGAAGGATCAGCTGTTAAGTGGCCAGTAGGCGTAGGAGGCAAAGGTAACGAAGGTGTTGCCGCACAAGTGCAACGTATCAAAGGTGCATTTGGATATGTCGAATACGCATTTGCAAAGAGAAACAAGATTCCTTATGCTGCATTAAAAAACCGTGATGGTAACTTTGTATTGCCAGATGATGGCACATTCAAAGCAGCAACAGCCAATGCAGATTGGGCAAATGCTCCTGGCATGTATTTGTTGCTAACTTGGCAAACAGGTAAAGATGCTTGGCCAGCCACAGGTGCTAGTTTTATTATCATGCACAAGCAACAAGCAGACACACTGACAGGTCGTGCAGTTCTCAAATTCTTCGACTGGTCATATAAAAATGGCGGTCAAATGGCAGCAGACTTAGAATATGTTCACATGCCAGCTGATGTAATCAAACTTGTTCAGGAAAATTGGAAGAAGGAGTTCCGTGGCCCAGACAATAACCCAATTTGGAAATAAGGACACAGACATGAAAAACTTAAAAAAATTAAGTCTTGCCATCGCTTTGACATTTTGTTTTGGTGCGGCACAGGCAGACGAATACATTGACACACTTAATATTCTTCGCGATAAGGGTATCTTAACACAAAAGGAATATAATGCTAAAATCCAAGCATACGAAGAACGATCAGAAAACAAAAAGTTCGCGGAACAAAGAATTGACAAAGACCTCCGTGAAAACTTTAACTACAGATTTGCAAGAGCCAACGACGGATCAGTTACAGAAAACGGAGTCGGACTTAAAAGCAAGGATGGAAACAATACCTTGCAGGTTACAGGTCGATTACACATGGACTATCGTCAGTACTCCCCAGATTACGGTACAGGTCAAACCACAGATTCGTATCAGAACTTAGCAGAAGTTCGTCGTGCTAGATTTGGTGTACGTGGACAATTCCAAAAGGATTTCAAATATGAATTTTCTGGTAACTTCGGTAACGATGTAGGAATGTCTTCAACATCGACTACGATGGATGTGGCCTGGGTAAACTATGCAGCCAACCCAGAACTACAATACCAATTTGGTTTATTTAAAATGCCGTTCAGTCTTGAACAGTTAACTAGTTCTAATAACATTGACTTCATGGAACGTAGCCTAGTTGGTCAAGTAGAGGGGGAATTTATTCCTGGTAAAGAAACTGGTTTTATGATACATGGTGTGCCTAAGGCTGGTTTAACCTATGCCGTTGCAGCAAGTCGTGGTCGTGCCAACAAAGACGCAGTATCCGATGGCTTTGATTACATCGGTCGTGTTACCACCAACATCGCTGAATTGCAAGGTAGTAAGGCATACATTGCTCACTTAGGTGCAGCTTATAGTACCGGAGAAATCAAAGGCGGAGTAACTCCTGCAAGTGGTAGAACAGAATCTCGTTCAGCTAATGCGTTCTTCACAGGTACTGCTCTAAGTGGTGTGACTGAACGCACACGCCAAGGTCTGGAAGCGGCTATCGCTTACAATGCCTTTAAAGTACAGAGTGAATATTTTAATTTCAAATATGATCCTACCACAGGTAGCAATCAAGAAATTAAAGGTTACTATGTACAAGCCGTGTACAATCTAACTGGTGAATCATTTAACTACAAAGATGGTGCATTTAGTTCAATCAAGCCAGCAAATGCTTTAGATAAAGGTGGTCGTGGTGCATGGCAAGTTGGTGTGCGTATGAGTGAGTTTGATGCCGGTGACATCGCTGTTGCTACTGGTAAAACCAATCGTGCTACAGCAATGACCTATGGTCTAACTTGGTTTGCAACTGATAATCTTCGCTTTATGTTGAACTACGTTGATACTAAATTTGATAGTTTAGTAGGCAGTTCAGGTAGTCGAGTAAATGGCGACAGAGCAGTAATGTTCCGTAGTCAGCTAAACTTCTAAATCGAGCACACATATAGAGTGCTGCGGGAACTCGTAACCCGCATAAAAGACCCTCTGGGTCTTTTTTTACGATTATACACATATACAATATTTGAGAACTACCTATTAAATATAATAAGTTGGGAGCGAATCAACTATGAAGAAGCAAATTATAACAATAACAATATGGGCATTTATGGCAAACACCTATGCCCAAACATATGACAGTAGCAGTTTAGTAGATACAAATAGCACAAGTACAAGTACTAGTACAGTTAATTCTAATAGTACCAGTACGAGTACCAGCACAAATGTAAACACCACAGACGTAAACAGTACAAGTACAAATACCAATAATAACAATAATACCAGTACTAGTACAAACACTAACACAAACTATAACGTAAACAGCGGTACTCAAACTTTTAATAATAATAATGTGAACACTACTACTAGTACTAACACTAATACAAATGTTAATACTGGTGATATGACCAATCGTAATATCAACACTGGTGATATGACCAATCGTAATGTACAAAGTGGTGGCTTAAACAATACTAATGTTAATACTAATAATAATATCAATACTGGTGATATGACTAATCGTAATATCAACGATAGTACCATTACACAGAAAGTTATACAACCTCCTCCTACAGCAATTGCACCAGCAATGATGAGCGGAGGTAATAATGACCTTTGTACCACAGGAACCAGCGGAGCATTACAAACACAAATATTAGGTATTAGTTCTGGTGGAACTGTTCGTGATATGAATTGTGAAAGATTAAAGTTAAGCAAAACACTTTACGATATGGGAATGAAGGTTGCTGCTGTGGCAACAATGTGTCAGGATCGTCGTGTGTTCGATGCAATGTGGAGTGCAGGCACACCTTGTCCATATGATGGAAAAATTGGTGATGCGGCAAGAGAATTATGGGAACAAAATCCTAATAAGATTCCTAAAGTAGAAGTGGTAAAATCAGATGATACATATAAGAAATTGGGCTTCGGCGCTCTTATTGGCGCTGCTGTCTTTGCACTGTTCGGTCTCTAATGCACAGGTAGACTATACTACAGGTAACCTGATCAACAATAACAGTTGGTCAGGAGTTACCTACGGTAGTCATCCTTACAATTGCTGTACTGGAGGAGCAGGTGCTCTTTATGAAAACAGTACAGGAACAATACACTTTAGCTATGGACAGGCTAATGTAAGTCAAAGCATAGGAATACAATCTGCTTTGGCTAATTCAGGTAGTGGAATTACAGTTACTGGTTACAACTATACATATGATATTAGAAATATGAACGGTTGGGCAGGAGGACAGGCCGGTACAGACACATTAACTGCCACTGTTAGGATGACCAACAACACAGGTAGTACATTAGATCAAGTTATCAATACCTACAATACACAATTTGATTGGACTACATTTAGTGGTTCACGTACACTAACGTCTGCTTCGGCATTAGCATCTAGTGGTAATTTAAGTATTACATTTAGCGGCAAAGACGGCGGTTTCTGGGCAGGTTACTATGGACCACAAGTACGTAATGTTGGACTTAGTCTAAACTATGGCGTAGATCCTTGTGCTACTAATCCTGCCTATAGTACCAGCTGTTCAGGATTTAGTTCAGTATTAGAAACTACTAACCAGGTACCTAATCCTACCGCAGCAGTCAGTTGGAATGCTTTTATTGATAATAGTTTTGCTATACAGACAGCATTAGCTCAAGGAGGTACTGGATTACTAGTTCACGGTTTTAATTATGGTTATCGTGCTAACAGTGGAGGACCATACTGCGCTTTTTGGGCAATATTTTGTTTCGATAATAGAGATCCGTATGCACAGATAAACGTAAACATTACGTCAAACACCGGACAAAGTTTATATAGCATAACCAGAACACATTCTGATATTAATCCTACGGACTTTAGTTACCAATATAGATTTCCTACTAGTAAGACGTTAGGCACATTAGGTAATTTTAATTTTACAGGATATGCAGCAGACAACGCCGGCATAAGCAATATGTGGGCTACTATACTGTATACTCCAGATCAATGTATTATTAATCCTTTAAGCAGTCCAACTTGTCCAGGATATAATGCAGCTTATGCTGCTTCAATAGCAACAAGTAGTTCTTCTACTAGTATACCTACAGTGACTTACAATACAAGTTCAGGTTATACTAGTATAGCACTTGCACCCGATAGTACAAGAACAGACCCTACAGTACAAAATGCTGGAGGTGTAGAACTAACTACTACCGGAACTATTACAGCTCCAGACGGAATTCCTACTGTAAGCCGTGAAGCAGTATCTACAGCTAATAATCAAAGTCAGACACAAGAAAGAGAAAAAAGAGAAGTAAATCCTAATGCATTAACGACTGCTCTTAATACTGTAAGACGTAATGCAGAAAGAGAACAAAGTATTGTAAGAGATATTCTGCAAAAAAATGAAACAGCAGCATTGCAAACTCGTGCTAATCAAGATGCATTAGTAGGAGATTTAGTTAGTAAAACACAAGAACAAAGTCAGAGTATAGCATTAGCTGCCACTGTGTCATCTGCTCTAAGTATAACAACTAATTCAAGTAGACAAAATTCAGAACAGCAGCAGAATAAGAACGAGGATCCAAGTGGTGCAAACTTTAGTGTATTTGGACCTACTAATAATATTCAAAATAATTTACAACCTCGACTACCAGAAACTACTAGTAAAGAAACTTCAGGAAGTTCTGTAAATAAAAATGTACAACCTAATCAGGCTGCTGGCAATGTCGATATTGCCGCTATAGCACAAACGCCTCAAGGTTTTGAATTATATATGAATGGTATGCGTGACGGACAATTTTACGCACCTAAGGAAATATATAAGGGTCAACGAACAGTAGATAACGCAAGAGCCGAGCGTTTCTTAAACGGCAAGAGCGACGTTCTACATCAAATGATGATTGAACAACAGTATAACATAGGAAATTAAAGGAGCAGTATGAATTTCATAATTAAAATGCTTTCAGGTGAAGGCGAACAAAATCTAAGTAGTAAGAGAGTCATTACATTTTTGGCTTTTCTTTTAATTGTAGTAGGATTCTTTGCAGAGTTATTTTTTCAATTAAAAGTAAGTACGCAAATGTTTGATGCTATTGTGTACATAGTATTAGGCGGGTTAGGATTTACTGCTTCGGAAAAATTTGTAAACAAGGATAAAAAATGAGCGACAAAAATATAGACGAACAAGTAGATAAATTAGAAGAGGCCGCAGAAAAATATGCCAGTGCTAATACTGTGATTAGTATTGGCGGCTATAGTTTTACTCCGGCAAAGTTAATGATTGCAGGTACTATAGTCAGTACAATACTTGGCGGACTTTACGGTGCATTTGAAGTATACAAAGACTATATGGATATGAAAGATAAGATTGCTAACTATGTAGCGCCTGATTTAAGTGAGCTTGAGAAAAAGTTAGAAGTTATAGAAGCTAATGTAAACAAGAGTACGGAGTATACTCAAGATATCAAAAACGATTTAAAAAATGATATACGTCGTTTAGAAACTGTAGTCGAAAATGTAGAGCGTAGTAGTAAGAGCGGTCTTCGCGATGCTGACCAAACTGTTAACTCGACTAAAAAAGAAGTAGATTTAGCGGTTAAGGAAATACGTAAAGAAAGTGATAATGCTATTAAAGATATACGTCGTTATTCAGATCAAACTATTAAAGAAATTAATCAAGAGCTAACTCGTAATCAAAAAGAAACACAACAAGAAATCAAACAACTTCGACGAGAAGTAGATGATAAAATCAAAAAGGCCTTGGATAACCCATTAGCCAACTAATAAATTAAAGGGCTCACAAGGCCCTTTAATTTTGTCTATTGCTCCTATAGAAAAATACCATAAAGAATCTATTGAAATCGCTTGATTTATAGATTAAATAAAAGTATAATATTAAGACAGTTTTAAACTGCACCATTTACACACAAGGAGACCAAAATGGAAAAACTAGTAGGAACTAAAACCGAACAGCATTTAAAGGATGCATTCGCAGGAGAATCAAAAGCTAACCGTCGTTATTTGTATTTCGCAAACATGGCTGACATTGCAGGTGCTACTGATGTAGCCAACATCTTCCGTCATACCGCAGAAGGTGAAACAGGCCATGCTCATGGTCATATGGAATATTTGATCGAAGGTGGCAGCGGCGATCCAGAAACTGGATTACCAGCTAAAGATATTGTACAAGCTCTTGAAAGTGCTATTCATGGCGAAACACACGAGTATACTGATATGTACCCTGGTATGGCACGTGATGCACGTGAAGAAGGCTTTGATGAAATTGCTGACTGGTTCGATACTCTTGCTAAAGCAGAACGTAGCCACGCTGGTAAGTTTCAGAAAACTCTTGACGCTTACAAAGCAGACAACGCTTAATTTGTAGTATTTAATAGGGGACCTAGTCCCCTTTTTTTCTCTAAGGAATAAAAATGTTAACACACAGTGATTTACACTCATTAGAAGAATACAGTCGAATCCGTAACGACTTTAAACGTATAGCAGTAAACCATCGTAAGCATCGACAGGTACAATTAGGTAATCATATGACCTTACATTTCGAGGATCGTGTAACTGTCAAATATCAAATACAAGAAATGCTGCTAATTGAAAAAACATTTACCTCTGAAGGTATTCAGGATGAATTAGATGCATATAATCCTCTCATACCTACTGGTACTAATCTAAAAGCGACTTTGACTATAGAGTATAGCAATCCAGAAATACGTGCGGCTAAATTAGAAGAATTACATCGTGTAGAAGATAAAATCTATATCAAAGTAGAAGGACATCAACCAGTGTATGCTATTGCGGATGAAGATATGGATCGTTCAAACGATACTAAAACTGCTGCTGTACATTTTTTACGTTTTGAACTAACACCAGAAATGATCAAAGACATGTGTGATTCAGATACTGCGTTTACTGTAGGAGTTGACCACCCTACCTATAATGAGTACACTAGAGTAAATACTTTGACTAAGGAAATGTTAGTCAAGGATTTTAATGAAAATAGTATCTTGGCATGATTGGTTAGAAAAGTATATCCCCTATTACGAAATCGATAGGCAACGTAGTAGATTTTTGGATAACCCGCCCGAAGTAATCCTAATTATAAATCCTATAGACAGAGTAGAAACTAATCTAAAGAACGGCATCAATTGGAGTAATTGGGATACTTGTCACAATCAAATTGTAGATACAGGATATAAGATGGCTCCGATATTTTTAGAACGTGACACGCATGGAAAATGGTATTGGGCATTTTGGAGTCGAGACGAAGCATTACTAACAGTAATTAAATTAAGCTAAATTTTTACTTAGATTCTTTTAATGATTATCAGTATGTATTTTTACCGTTTTTTAAGGTAAAATACAGATACATACAATTGTAGTATGTTTAATTTGAAAGGAAACATTATGTGGACTAAGCCAACAGCAACTGATATGCGTTTCGGTTTTGAAATCACTATGTATATCGCTAATCGTTAATTAGTATACACACAGTTAAAAAGGACTCTACGGAGTCCTTTTATTTTATATGAAAGTGTTGTTCTAACTGATGAAGATTTTGTTCAGTTGTAAAAACATTAAACACAGCAAATATAGCAGTTTGAAAACTGAATACAGCATGTTTCTTTCTAGTGTTAATATAATACCAGCGTTGATCCTGTAATTCTAAAATTTTATCATCTTCCAACCAAACGAAGTCGATTGGACTACAATGTTCTACGGTATATATAATTCTAAAAGTATTCGGATCTACATCCCTATGCCACGGAAAAAAGCCACCAGGTGGTAATTTAATATAGTGACATCTTCCTACAGTAAATCTATTTAGAAATTCTTTAAACGGAAATGAATGTTTAGTTTGAATAGCGAAGTCTTTTTCCTGAAGATGTGTTCCATTTTCACGATTATATTCTAGTACACTGTCCAGGTCTGGAACACCAGTGTCGTTGCCATCCATGCTGGTAATACTACAACCATATCGTTCAATTTTTTTTCTAGGATTATAACGAACCCAATTCAATGTTGTTAAATCAATAACATCAACGGGTATTGACAATTCGATGCAATCTTCGTATACTGTTAAATTATTCATCACTTATTTAATTGTTAATTTCTAATGTTGTAAAAAAGCCACATTTCAGGGCAGTTATTGACATAAGATATAAATACTCATATAATAGGACATAGTTACTTGTTGCACAGATAGCAACTTTGCCAAAAAAGCAAAAAGTTGTTGACAACAAGATAAATTACCTATATAATAGGTTACATAAGTTATTTTTTAGGAACAAAAATGCAATTCACGAAACATATGACAGTCAAAACGATAGCCAAGCAGGAGAGCTTTGTGCCCTCTTATTGGTCAGCGATTGATTGCATTATTAATCGTGAACTAGGGATGGGGTCCATGGAGGATCGTGTAAGTTAACAAGATTACACACAAACTTCAAAGGACCCCAGGATTAAAAACCCTGGGGTTTTTGTTTATGCAGTGAGTGTATAGGGAACGCGACCCTGCTGGCACTTTAAACATCGGCTATAATGAGGGCGGCCTACCGGATGATAAGTTCCTGGCGGTAACGGGAATGTGTAAAATGGTAGCGTAGTAAAGTGTACTATATGATCTAATAGTACATATTATGTAGAAGATCCGACGACTTCGTCGGTATGTGGGTACGAGTCCCACTATAGTATACTTTACTACACATTCTTCATTCGCCCTTCGACGGCGTCTAAAACCATAGGGGAGAGTGTTAAGGGTGTTTAGTCCCGTAATGGTATCGGGGGCGGACTGTAAATTCGTTGTCTTTGGCCTTCTCTGTTCGAATCGGAGAGCACCCACCAAACAATTCCGGAGTAGTATAATGGCAGTGCGGCGGTCTCCAAAACCGTTAGTGGGGGTTCGATTCCCTCCTCCGGAGCCAAACAAGGCTCGTTCATATAAAGGTCATTATGCTGGACTGTCTATCCGGACACAGGGGTTCGATTCCCCTACGAGTCGCCAATAGTAGCAACATTTTACAAGGAGAAAGAAAATGGGGCAATGGCAGTTATGATGATGATAGTCGCATTACTTTTGTTTATTGATAGAAATTTAAAATAAGGAGATCCTGTTATGGATAGTGACAAGACGGACGGCGGTCCTAAACGCTAGGGTGCGTAACTCAACTGGTTAGAGTAATCGGCTTTTAACCGATAAGTTGTGAGTTCGAGTCTCACCGCACCCACCATATAAAAACACATTCAAACACATAATGGCGTCCGGAGCTATGGGTTACTGTTACGAGAATCCAAGAATGTGTTTCTATATGGTAGTGTAGCATAATGGTAGTGCAGCACCTTCATACGGTGTACAGTGTAAGTTCGACTCTTACCACTACTACCAAGTTTATTCCGAGATAGCACAGCGGCAGTGCAGTTGACTGTTAATCAATTGGTCGTAGGTTCGATCCCTACTCTCGGAGCCAATTAACCTAAACGACTAAGAATGTTTAATGCTCTTGTTCTTAGTTTGTTTACAAATTCACTTTCACTTAGAATTCCTTTTTCTAAGTTACATTTTCTACAAGTTACTTGTAGATTATCATAAGTAGTCTTACCGCCTTGACTTTCTGGTATAACATGATCTAAATGTACTTCTGAATTTGTTAAGTCTACATCACAGTAGACACAACGAAGTCCATCACGTTCTATTACCATTCGGCGTAGGTTAAAGGGTATTCTATCTTTTGCCATCGGATTATTTATAAATGGTTATGCCCTCATAGCTCAAAAGTAGAGCACTCGACTGATAATCGAAAGACGTAGGAGCGTTACCTTCTGAGGGTACCAAAACTCGCGTTTGTTGACCGCGTAAAGTAGGATAAATTGTCAACAACAGACCCCCGCTTTACTAGATTGTGCGGTGAACAATCTAGACCGATTAAATACACATATGAAAGATCTGTTAGAAAAACTACCGCAATTGCTAGGCATGATGCCACAAATTGTACAATTTCTAAAGTACATTCCTATTCTTATGATTTTAGCAGGTATAGGCTACGGGATATATTTCTGGACACAGAATTATAAAGATCCTTATATTTGCGTAAACAATCAAGTTTTTGAACAACTAAGAGTAGACAGTGATGTCTATGTGTTCAAAGGCGACACTTGTGTTGATGCCAAAGACATAAAAGAATAATCTGGGGGATTAGTTAAATGGGATAACATCGGCTTTGCAAGCCGAGATTAACAGTTCGATTCTGTTATCCTCCACCATACAATTGGGGCATAGTGAAGTGGCATCACACCGGATTTTGATTCCGTTATTCTTGGTTCGATTCCAAGTGCCCCTGCCATATCGCTTTCGTATAATGGATAATACGCTAGGCTACGAACCTGGAAATAGGAGTTCGATTCTCTTAGGCGATGCCAAATTTACATTAAGGATTCGCCAGATTGAAACTTACGCATAACTTCATCTAAATGACTAATAGCATCGTAAGGTACTCCTGGAGGTAATCCTGCTCGTGTTCTACGTATATCAATTAAAAAACACAATCGATACTCGTCGGTATAATTGTGTGCTGAATGCACAAATTGATTATTGAACGCAAATATATCGTCCCAACGAACTTCTTCTCCATAAACTTCAAAGAAGATTTCTCCTTGAGGAACGATTAAAGGAATGTGTATGCGTATGAATTCTCCTGATCTATTTTCTATACCAGTATGTCTGTTTATAACAGAATTTGGTGCAAGAATAGAATAGTTTGCTATAGGACAATCATCACCATATTCATGCATTAATTTAAAAGCAGTAGGAAATCTTTTAATTATATCGTCATCAGTTTGTTGCCAAAAAGTATTTGCATCTCTATGTTCATACTTTAAACTATGAACACGCCAGCGACTAATGTCTGGAGTTTTGTTTTTATCTTGGACAAGATAATTTTGAACAGCAGGCGGTAGATCTCCTCTACTATTTAAATTAGTCGGAGTATTTTTAGCAGCTTCTTCTAGATTGTTAAACCCTTTTAAGAATTCTTCTCGTAATGCATCCTGATAGCTCATAAGATAATCTGCTATAGGTATTTCGTGTCTACGGTAAATTCTTTGTGGGAGTTCTGTTAAATTAGTTGTTTGCATCCGATATTTATTATTATAACAATGGTGTCCTTAATGTAGTGGCCTGCATACTAGTCTGTGAAACTGGAAGTACCGGATCGATACCGGTAGGACACCCCAATGCTGCTTTAGCTGATGTGGTCATAGCGGCGGTCTGAAGAGCCGTTGAACTTGGTTCAATTCCAAGAGGCAGCACCAAAAAGACTTGACAAGTATTAAACTAGAACATATAATTATGAAATAGTTTAACGCTTCTTTAACAATTTAAGTTTTACGTCCCGTTCATCTAGAGGCCTAGGATACCGCCCTTTCACGGCGGGTACACGAGTTCGAATCTCGTACGGGACGCCATATTGAAACACATTATTAGTGACGCTGGGAAGGACAAGATTCAGCGGTAAATAAATCCTTCATTAGTGTGTTTCAATATGGGAAGTTAGCTCAGTTGGTAGAGCGTCGCCCTTACAAGGCGAATGTCGGCGGTTCGAACCCGTCACTTCCTACCAAATTTCCTTCGGTAGTGTAACGGTAGCACGACGAGATTTATAACCTCGATTCGCTAGATGGGCGGTTAGAGAAGGTTCGAATCCTTCCCGAAGGACCAATATTAGTATAAGTATTATGGAAGTGTGGCAGAGTCCGGTTTATTGCACCTGTCTTGAAAACAGACGAGTCGAAAGGCTCCGTGGGTTCGAATCCTACCACTTCCGCCAACAAGGAGATTGTTATGAGCACAGAAGCAGATAAGTTTCACCATAGCAAGAGGCTTCATAAAGACGAAGTGGCCATTGATAGACAGGTTCGTATTGCTAAAGATTACTACATGCATCATAACGGTCGTTGGAAGTATTTAGAACAGCCACATCGCAATCATAAAAAGCATATATTGAACTGTGGTGATCCTAAGTGCTATATGTGTGGCAATCCTCGCAAGATGTTTAAAGAAGAAACTATGCAAGAACGTAAACATAAACAAGATAAATTTTATAGAGATAATGGAAAAGATATAGAAGATGTATGAAGTAAATTATAAAGATGTTGATGGTGTTAATTGTTGTGAAGAATTTGAAAATCTAAATCTAGCGATAGATCGTAGTAAAGTATTAAACAAATTTGTTACTATTAGTTTTAATGGTAATCAACTAGTAGGAAAGTTTGGTGTAGACAGTGTGGAACAAGGTTGTTTGCCCAATGGTGATAAGTATAATTGGAAAAAACGTAGGCTATAAAGATGATTCAAGATTTCCTCTATAAATTTTATGATGTTCCAAATTTAGAAAAAATCCAACAAACTATTTGGAATCATATTCCTGATAGTTATAAAAAACTACAGCTTTATGTCTCTGCTGATTTAAAATTAATGCAGAAATGCAAAGAGTTAGTTGAAGCTATAGATAGTTTTCATAGTTGGGACGATGTTTATACTATAGGAATTATTATTGCACAACCAAATTCTGCACACAATATTCATACAGACAGCGGTTTTCCATTAGTGCAAAACAAATATTGTTTTAACATACCAATAGCAAATACAGAAAACACAGATACTATTTTTTATAAATTAAAAGAAGGTAAAAAAGCACAATTTACGACTCAAACACACGGCGATCCG